AAAAGTTCTTTGAAATTAAAATATTGTGTGAAGTAAGAAACGGGAAACTTGTAAAGTACATTAACCTGTTGACATAAGATGGTGAGACAAGAGTGTGTGTCAACTATGAATCACAAATAAATGGTAACTATAGCTCAGTTGGTAGAGCAAAGGTTTGTGGTACCTTGTGCCATGGGTTCAATTCCCATTAGTTACCCAAAAAAACATAGTTAGGTGGCGGAATTGGTATACGCTATGGCAAATAACCGAATCCTTGAGACCGCAATCTCATTGGCAGTAAGTGAACCCATACCAGACGTGGTTACAGGTTCGATTCCTGTCCTGACTACAAATGTGTTGTTCCCTTGAGAAAGTAAGACTGAACAGACACTATGTATGAAATAAACTACGACCACAATAAAAGTGTAATCGGACAAGTTAAACAGTACAGACAACACAGAGGACTTCTCATCCTCAAAACATTAGTAAACTTCAGTTCCCACACAGCGGTGAGACGGGCTAAGTTAGATACAATTCCTCGGTGCTGGGAGTAGAAAGTTGAAGTGCTAATGTTGATATAGTCAGGTGGGTGTAATGAGGAATGGTTCCGAGTCCTATATGGTTACTTATCCGGTTCGAGTCCGGCCCTGACTACAACTAAGGAAGCAATACGAGAGTCCTGAATTGTACACAAAATATCCGTATTGACACCTCGGAAAGACGAGAATATAGTTAATTAGCTCAGTTGGTTAGAGCAATTCCCTGATACGGAATAGGTCATTGGTTCGAGTCCAATATTAACTACATATCGCGGGATGTGGAAATTGGTCATCCGCTAGGTCTCATAAGCCTAGATTACAGGTTCGAACCCTGTTCCCGCAACTAAAAGGGTAGAATATTAGTAAGGGCCTTTCCTGAAAGATGGCTAGCTAGGCCCGTGTCTACCCTTTAATTATGATGATGTACCAGTGGACGCTTATATCGTCTATGACTGTAGTGGTAAGTTTAAAACGTTGGTTCGAATCCAACCATCAGTACGGGAGTGTTGGCAGTAGGGGTCAGCTTATGATGGTAGGAACACACACTTTAAAAGGGGTTCAAAAGAGATAAGCCGTTTATTCAGTTTTGGTTGTTAAAAACTGACGTTTTGTGGTGATAGTTTATCGTTAAAACTTACACCCGTGATATCAGTAGGATTGGCCTCCTCATTCACGTAAACGTGACGAAACTTCCCAAGGAGTAGTCACAACTGCGGGTATCGTATAATGGTATTACTTCAGACTTCCAATCTGAAGACGAGAGTTCGATTCTCTCTACCCGCTCTAAATGAAACAACAGAAGTCCGACTTGCACGGATGAAAGGAACTTTGACTTCACTAAATAAACGCTTAATAGAACAAAGTACAAGTTCAGAGTGAGGAGCGGGTCTCACAAACTTTTGGTCCCATCGACTATCGGTTAGGTCGTCAGGTTTTCATCCTGGAAAGTCGGGTTCGATTCCCGGTGGGACTACCATAGCCAACCAAGCTTTACTACGATACAGGTTCATACCTGTGGGTTAGAGGTGACGTTCAGGAAAGACTGATAAACTTGGTCTCGGCGCATAACGGTTGGTGTACTACCCTGTCACGGTAGCGAGTAGGTAAACGAAAAAGAGGGTTCGACTCCCTTCGAGACCGCCAAAATAATAAAAAATAAGTATTATGAAAAAATTTAGATTGCCACGAAAGATTAAAAAAAAATTAAAAAATAATTTATACAGCTATCCAAAAAGTGAAAAAAACACTTATTTAATTGCTTGGCCATATAAATACGAAAAAGATTATATTGCATACAAAAAAGGATTGTTAAGAAGTTACCGATAATAATTTAAAAAAAATAACTATTATGAAAAAATTTGAAGATTTAGAGTTTAAAAAAATTGAAGAAGATTCGCACAGAATTGGTGTTAAGTGTAGAATGGTGTTTGAAAATGGATACGGTGTGTCTGTTGTATGTCACACACATTCATATGGAGGTAAAAATGGTTTGTTTGAGATTGCGGTTCTTGGTAAAGATGGTGACTTAACTTACGATACTCCTGTAACAAATGATGTTATCGGGTACTTGAGTCGAGAAGAAGTTACTGATATTATGAAACAAGTACAAGAGTTAAAATAATTTATTTCTTTATGTTTACCATAAATTGTTTATTTTTTTTTAAAAAATTAAAAATATGGAAAATAAAATAAATGTGTTTGGGTTAGATAAATTAATTCAAAAACAATCAGCGGTGACTAAAAGTAAAATTTTAAGTCAAACCATTATTGATGGTGTTAAAGTAAAATTTATTCGACCTGTTCCTCATGAGGATGGAACATTATGTGAGATTGCCAGAACAGATTGGGATGAAATTACTGACCCTATTGTTCACACTCATGTAACAACAACTCAAATAGGTAGAATCCGTGCTTGGGGGTTACATCAAAATAGTACAGACAGATTATTTGTTGTTAAAGGTCTTGTTTCAATCGTAGTTTATGATGGAAGAATAGATTCTCCAACATATGGTGTTATTAATGAATTTAAAGTTTCGGAAAGAAATCCTGTATTGTTAGTTATCCCACCAAATTTATATCACGGATGGAAGAATATTGGGACTGATGAGGCATATATTATTAACATGCCAACTTCGATGTATAATTATCATAAACCTGACGCTCTTGATTTACCTTATGAATCTGATGAGGCGATAGAAATAGTTCCTTTTCGATGGTAACATCGGTTATGGTGATTATTCCAACACATAATCACCCCACAACACTTAAATATTCTGTTGAAAGTGCTCAAAATCAAACTGTTGATGATTTGGATATTGTTATTATTGGTGATGGTGTTACTGATGACACAAGAGACGTTATTAGTGATATAATTAAAACTGACAATAGGGTTAGGTTTGAAGACGAACCAAAAAGATTAAGTAGAAACGAAGTTGCAAGACATAGGGTAATTTCTGAGTCAAAATCAGACATAGTCACTTATCTTGGGGATGATGACCTTCTATTATCTAAACACGTTGAAGTAATGAAAAATATGTTGGTTGATAGTGATTTTACTCACCCATTACCTGTTTTGGTGTATCCAGATAAAAGTATAGACTCTTTAAGGGTTAACTTAAAAGAAAAAAAATGGGTTGATTATCATTTAAAACCTAAACAAAATAAAATTAGTTTAACTGGTGCCTCCCATACGATGGATTTATATCGAAAATTAAAATTTGGTTGGAGGGCTGCACCAAAAAATATTTGGAGCGACCTTTATATGTGGAGACAAATATTTTTAACGCCAAATATTAGATTATCAAGTTCTGATTTATCAACCATGATTAAACTACCTTCATCAGCTAGAATAGAAAATGATTTAAATAGAAAGTTTGAAATTGAAACTTGGTCTATTATTATAAAAAACCCTGATTTTTTTGATTTATGGCAGAAAAAAGTTCTCCCATTATAAACAGAACCCTTGGTAGTTTTGTTTTTTAATAAAAAAATAGTATCTTTGTACCTTAATTAAAAATAATGTGTAATGAATATATTTTTTTTAGACGAGAATCCTACATTATCGGCTCAATATCATGTTGACAAACACGTAGTTAAAATGATTTTGGAAACCGCTCAGTTATTGTGTGGTGTTCATCACATGACCGTACATGATACAATACATGATACCGGCCAAGTACCGTACAAGTTATCACATAAAAACCACCCATGTTCTATTTGGTGTCGCGAGTCATTATCAAATTATTTGTATTTGTGTGAGTTGGGTTTGGAATTAAGTAAAGAATACACTTACCGATACGGTAAACGACATAAATCTCAAGATGTAATTGAGTGGTGTTTGATTAATAAACCAAACATCCCTGATATTGAATTTACAGACCCAGCTAAGGCGATGCCTGATGAGTTTAAAGTTGATTCTGTTGTAGAATCTTACAGAAATTATTACATAGGGGCTAAATCTAATTTAGCGGCTTGGAAAAACAGAGAAAAACCTTTTTGGTTTGAAAAAAAAGAATTAACTTTGGAATATGATTAAAATACGGTTGTAGGATAATGGCTTGTAAAGAATGTCCTTGGGTTATAAGGAATAAACATAATGACATGATTGTGGAGTTTTCCAAAAAAATGGATAAACCCCACAACTGTCATATAAAAAACGGAGGAAAAAACCTTTGGAGTACAACAGAAAAAAATAAATGTGATGGAAGAAAAGAATACGAAGAAAGTATTATACGGAATTTAACCACCGATAAATTTAAAAAACTATAAAACACGACTTAAAATCGTGTTTTTTTGGTTATCATAATATTTATTATAAAAATATATTATTTATGTCCACAGAAGTTATTGTTGCGTTTATATCAGGCGTATTAGGTCCTATTATTCTTTTATATACAAAGAACAAATTAGAGAAAAAAAAAGAAATGCCTGACATGGTTAAAGAAACACTACTAGTTAGTGAATTAATTACAACAAAAATTGAACATATTAAAGAAGAATTTAAAGCGGACAGAGTTTGGATAACACAATTTCATAATGGAGGCCACTTTTACCCGACAGGTAAATCAATGGCAAAATTCAGTGTCATTTATGAGACGGTTTCCCAAAATACAAATTCAATTCAATCAAATTTTCAAAACATTCCTGTTAATTTATTTAGTAAGTCTATCAATTATTTACTAGAAAATGATGTAATTGAAATTCACGATTATAAAGACGAATCTGTTGCAACTCACGGTTTAAAATATATTGCGGAAGATACAGGATGTAAATCAGGGTATTTATTTTCAATAAAAACAATTGATAATAAGTTTATTGGGACCTTAGGGTTAGATTTTTCAAAAAGAAAAACAAAACTTGATATGGAGTCGATAAATCACTTACAAGTTCACGCAACTTCAATTGGTGGAGTTCTTATGGGTCACCTAAATGGTTAACAAACCTAAATCTCTTTATATTTATTAAAATGAGAAGTTATATTAACGAGAAGCCCGAATCGGTCCAACCTTCAAAATATAGTAATGTTAATTTTAAACAAATTGGTCACGGTAATCCCGCCTCTGATAAAATAAACCCATCTTTATTAATGGATGTAAATTTAGCGGCTAAAAACGCTAATGTTATGGCTAGTGTAACAACCGCAGTTTCAGGACATAAAAAAGGTACTAGACATGAGCTTGGTTTGGCGGTTGATTTGGCAATGTTTGATAATAAAGGTTACGGTAGTAAAGAAAGTGCTCAAAAAAAAGGTATTTACGATAAAATTGAAAAATTTGTTAGAACCCTAGAATCTATGGGGTATAAAGTAAATTCTGAACGAGGTAACGATAAAGCCGTTTTATGGTTTGGATTCCCAAATCATCATCATCATGTTCATGTATCAAGAAAATCTGATAATGGTACGTCTACAGGGAGTGATACTCAATCTACAAATTTTAAAAACTTACCTGAAAAAATTAAATCCTCGATAAATAAATTAAAAACAAAGTATGGTATTAACATTACTCAATCACATATTGATAAAGAATTTAAACAAGAAGGTAATATACAACCAGATAATGGAGGGATTAATAACGAAGCTAAGAAAAGTATTGAAAAATTAATAAAAGATTGTAAAAAAGCAAACCCTAAAATTCGGTTTCCCGACGGTATTGTTTCTGATTATAGAAGTTATGATGACCAAGTAGATAATTTTGGAAAAAAAGCTAAAGATAGGGGTGTTGATGACACACAAAAGTATAACACAGTTCCTGGTTTTTCTCAACACCACACAGGAAAGGCCTTTGACATATTTAGTACTGAACCTAGTTGGTGGGATACAAATTCAGGGGTTAAAAATTGGGTTGCGGATAATTGTAAAAAATATGGGTTTAAGGTAACTTACAATGTTGATGGGGTACTTAGAAAAAAAGAACCTTGGCATTTATTTTATATTGGTAATGAATCAATCTCAACAACGTCTAATTCAACTAACGATTCAACCTCTAACTCAACTTCTATCTCAACTAATGATTCGACTAATAATTTGACTAATGATTCTAATGATTCATCACAAAGTAACGACGTTATCCAAAAATTTTTAAGCCCATTGTTAGGTTCTTTAGGGTTTAAAGAAGGTGAGGAACCAACCAATAAATTGATTGAGAATATTAAAAGAATTAAAAATTTATTATAATGGAAAAATTTATTAACCCAGCCCCGTATGGTAATATGAAATCATCTATGATGTCAAAATCTGTTGATTTAATTGCATACCCAAATTCAAAATTAATAAATCCCTATGACGGTGTTATTATTTTTGACAGAACACCTTCTTGTGAAAATTTTATTAAAATTAAACATGAGTTTAATGGTGATGATATATATTCCGAATTTTGTAATGTTGGTAAATCATTTGTTTCACCAGGCGATAGAATAAAACAAGGTCAAATTATTGGACATTTCACTGACGATAGAATTAGTTACTCAATAAAAAACAATGATGATAAAAAATTAGACGTATCAACATATCTAAAAGGTGTTGGTCCTAAAAAAGAAGACCCTAAAAAAGAAGACCCTAAAAAAGAAGACCCTAAAAAAAATAAACCAATACAAGATGACCCTAAACTTGATGATAACCCTAAACTTGATATTGGAAATAAAAATGTTGGGTCTGGTAATGTTTTCTTAGATACATTATTATCCCCATTTTCAATTGCCGATGATATTACCAAAGGTGTCGGTAAAAACATAAAAGATGTTGGTAAAAACATTAAGAAAGCTTTCAAAGAAGATTATGGTAATAATAAAAGACTTGTCGAACAAATAGATAAGATTAAAAAAATTATAAATAATTAAATAATCCCCCTTTTTTAGGGGGTTTTTTTTTCTTTAAAAAAAATTTTGGTGAATCGAAAAAGTTTACTTATCTTTGTAAAACAAAAGAGATAGATAACGATTCAGATACAAATCTTTAAAAAAAATAAAAAAAGATTTGGTAAATCAAAAAAGTTTACTTATCTTTGTACAACAAAAGAGATAGATAACAATTCAGATACAAATCTTAAAAAAAAAATAAAAAAAGATTTGGTAAATCAAAAAACTTTACTTATCTTTGTAAAACAAATCGGAAGAGTCCGAAACGTTCTTTGAAATATTATTATCCATTACAACACTTCGGTGTTGTATAAAAGATAATCGGCCGTATATGGTCGTTAAATAAACCTCGAAAGGGGGATAAAGTGAAATCATAAGTGTTAATGGTTTTGCGGTTCGGGTAACCGAACTCGAGTATACAAGTGGGATATCAGTGAGCCTGTAGTACCGAGGATAACTTCGTAGGGAAATGGAAAACTGAACGGGCAATGTGGATTGTCAGTTTGAGGTGGGAACACCAATAAGAATAACCCATAGGGGCCAAGTGAGAAGTGTACTCCGAATACACAATTGCGGGTCCCAATATAAGAGGTGACTTAAAACCGAAGGGATAAAACCTGAAGGTAAGATAGAGAACGAGTGGTGTCGCTAATATCCTTACCACAGACCCACCAAGGTCTTGGTACGAAGTAATCTTAAAATATGAGAGTGGGGACACTCTACCGAGTAGAAAAGTATCTTGTTGTTCAAAAGACAACGAGGCTTAAGACGGACCTCTACTTGGAATCATCCACAACACATAACTTATACTAAATTTAAGTAAAACTAAAATAACTATAAGCAAAAGTGTTCGTCAGGTTTTGATGAAAGTCGCCTACATAGTCATGAGTTGTTCATGGCATACCGAGACCGCAAGTCAACGTATATTGTTACCAAAAACCTCTAAGGAGTCGAATCCTAAGTCAGTTCGCAAGATTGAGGAGAGTAGAGTAGTAATAGAGTAGTTAAAACCTTAAGAAGTGATTGGTCTAACCAATCGGCGATGAGGATTACCATTCAAAAGATGGTGGAAATGAAGGGAAACAATAATCCTTCTAAAGATTCTCACAAAACGGTGTATTCTCAGCCCTTTTTAAAATTACCCAATATATAGAATACGATTTTTAATCAAACCTCAATAATCTTGGGGTTTTTTTATTTTAAAAAAAGTTTTGTAATTTAATTTATGTGTATAAAAAAACCCCACCTTTTTAAGATGAGGTTTAATTAGTGGAGGTAGAGGGGTTCGAACCCTCGTGTTGTACACCTTACCTATTAAGGACTACACGCTTAGGATAACATTTTCTAATGTTCCAAAAATAGTTAGTTCGTTCTTCACCATCGTAAACTAACAACCAATGGATGACTCAATTTTGGGTTCAGTCATTTTTCCACCCTTGTAAAGACTTCTGTTCCTAGGTTGTATGTCCACCGACCCGTATGGTTGTTTCCTATATGTTAGGCAACTACCGCAGCGTCTTCACGGATTAATCCGATTGTCGCCATTTTGTTTAAAACGTTTCCGTTTACTGTTTACATCCGTAGATTTAAGTGAAAGGATACATCTCACTGCGTGCCCCGAATAACTAACAATGCCAGTCAATTCCAAGTTACCCCCATATTTCAAAAAACTTATTTCTTGTACAAAGATAGTAAAGTCTTATTAATTACCAAACTATTTTATATTTATATGTAAATAAATATTTGTGAAAGATTCAAAAAATGCTAAAATAATATTTGAAAACGAGTATGTTGTATTTGTACAGGTGTTCAACAAGAACGCGGCCACATATTACGGACCTCCAAAAGTTACTGAATTATATGACCGAGATTTTAGTCATGGTGAATTATTTTTTGCCGTAAGTAAATTTAATCCTGGTCCTGAATATATATATACACTATACAAACCTACAGACGGTGAACTTGAATACTATTCAGGTATTGAATTAAAACTTGAAAGTTACGATAACATCACATTTAAGTATCCGTACTTAAAACCCTATGTCCAAGATATTAGAGGAAATAGTGAAATATATGATTTGTTATTGAAAATTAAAAATGGTCAAAAGGTAAATAACTGGGACGCTAATAACTTTGACCCAATCGTATATGACATCAAATTTAATGAACAAACACCGGGTAAGAGTAGAGTTAAATTAAAATTTGACAATTATGAGGATTATTGGAAATTATTTGACCTATCTGATGGAGATATTTGGTTTGCAAATTACGTATATTCTAATTATGAGTCCTACGATTTTGAAAGTGGAGATTTTGTTGATGAGGATTGGAGAAGAGGTTATTTATTACGTGAATTAAATGATGAAAACCTAATTAAATTAAAAGAAATTTTAAAAATACTATCACCAGAACTTTCACAATTACGAAATGATGAAGAATGGGAAAAATCGTCTATTTTATTATTAACAACATTTGAACGTGAATCTCAGGAAATTATGTCTGATTGGTTGTCAGAAAGAAATAACTGTAAAGAACGAGGTGCCCGTAAGATGATGGAAGACGACTGTTGTAATTTTTTCCAAAATTATGGAATATTCAATATGGGAAATTGTTTTTATAGTTATGTGACGACAGTATCTGTGTTATTATCTTTATATTCAATGACGGGCGAAAGACATTTAACGGTTAGTGAGGTTTTAAGTGATATTGGACATAAATCAGGCAATATTGGTGGATGGGAAGAATATTCTTATGAACAAGATTGTATTGATTTTGATGATGAATCATTTAATCGTACTTGTGGTTGGCAATTAGATAATATGTTTACTAAACTTGAAGACTCTGACGAATTTGAAGATATTAAAAAATTCTCAGATAATGCGTCAAAAATTTTAAGTAAGTACGATATGGAAACTAATTACAAATTACCCAAAGACGAATCAAGAAATTTTAAAATAGTTAAAATGGACCCAAAAACAAATAAAGTCCATGTTGTGGTTTCATTAAAAGGTGGGTATCGTGGAGAAAAAAGAAGTTATGATTTTGAAGACTTTGACCAACTTTTACATCAATCGGAATTATTTGAAAATAAATTTGTCAAAGTCAAGTAATTTACTTATCTTTGGCCTATGGAGAGAAACTATCAATTACTAAAGGACGTTTTGTCGGTCCCAACAAAGACATATAAGGAAGACCGAATGATTGAGTTTTTAGTTAATTGGTTAACTGAAAACCAAATACCATTTCAAGTTGACAAACACCGAAACATTTACGCAACTAAAACATCTCAGGATATTACTAAAGATTTCTTTTTCCCGTGTGTTATTGCCCATACTGACACCGTACATCAATTAGATGTTATAAACGTCAAAGAAATGGAATTACCTAACGCTCAGGGAGTAATTAAACCATCTTTAAAAGCGTTCAACGATTTAGGACAATCAACAGGAATTGGTGGTGATGATAAATGTGGCGTTTATGCATGTTTAGAATTATTAAAAGAATTACCAAATCTTAAAGCCGCATTTTTTGTTTCTGAAGAAACAGGTTGTCACGGTTCAAAACAAGCCGATAAAGATTTCTTCAAGAACGTAGGGTACGGAATTCAATTTGATGCACCTGAGAATTGGATGGTTAGTGAGTTCTGTATGGGTGTTCAGTTATTTGGTAGAGACACCGAGTTTTTTAAATCGTGTGATGAGGTATTAACCGAAACATTTAATCCTGACAGAAAATATCAGTCTCACCCATATACCGATGTTTACGCATTGAAGAATACATTCGACTTCTCATGTATTAACTTCTCAATTGGGTACTATGATTACCACACAAGAGAAGAATATGTGGTTATTGAGGATGTTTATAACGGAATTAAAACGGGTAAAGAATTAATTGAAAAATTGGGTAACGTAAAATACCCATTCAAATCAAAACCACGATACAGTTATTTATTTGACTAAAAAAACCCCTAAGTCATTAATTTTAAGCTCATCTAATGTTTGTTTTAAGCTCATTTTTAATTAAAATTGAGCTATAAAGTTAATCATTATGAGCTCTATTTTACTATTTGAATCTCAAATTCAAAACGTATAATGTGGGGTTATTTTTTACTTATTAATGAACATAAAAAAAGGGGTTATTCAACCCCTTTTCTTTTTCTTGTAACTTTCTTCACTTCTTTAAATTTAACATCCCCATTTTCACTAATTAACGTGTATTTAGTGTTTTCTTGAATGTTACTTTTAAGAACTTCTTCCGATATAAAGTCTTCAATTTTATCTTGAATAGCCCTTTTCAATGGACGAGCCCCATACATGTCATCAAACCCAACCTCAGAAATCATATCAACAAGTGAGTCATCAAATATTATATTATATTTAAGACCCGTTAATCTTTCTGATAAGACACTCAACTCAAGTTTAACAATTTTTTTAACATCTTCTTTCACTAATGAATTAAAAATAATGACTTCATCAATACGGTTTAAAAATTCAGGGGCAAAAAACTTCTTAAGCTCTTTCTTCAAAACTTCTCTTTTTTGTTCTTCTTCAACGTAAGAACTTGAGCTAGTTTTAAACCCTACTCCAGCACCAAAATCTTGTAGTTTCTTAACCCCAACATTTGATGTCATAATAATAATACAGTTTTTGAAATTAATCTTTCTTCCCATACCATCAGTTAGATGACCGTCATCCAACACTTGTAATAATGTTGAGAATATGTCTTTGTTTGCTTTTTCAATCTCATCAAACAAAATTACTGAGTAAGGTTTGTTTTTAACTTGTTCGGTTAATTGTCCTCCTTCATCATAACCAACATATCCTGGAGGTGCTCCAATTAATCTTGAGATACTATGTTTTTCTTGATATTCAGACATATCTACACGAATCATATTTTCCTGACTACCAAACATTTGTTTTGCTAATTGTTTTGCTAAGTAGGTTTTACCCACACCTGTTGAACCAAGAAAAATAAATGAACCAATTGGTTTATTAGGGTCTTTGATACCTAATCTGTTTCGTCTGATTGACTTAGCAATTTTCATAACCGCCTCAGATTGCCCAATAACTTTATCAGATAAGTTTGCCTCCATTTCAGACAATAATTTGGTTTCATCCGCATTTAGTTTACTGATAGGGATTTTGGTCATATTTGAAACAACCTCATAAACCAATTCAATAGAAACTTCTTTCTTCTTAACTAAAAGTTCATCTTCAAATTTTTTCTTCTCAACATCTAATTTATTAAGAATACGTTTTTCTTTATCACGTAAATTTGCAGCTTCTTCGTAATTTTGTTTTTTAACAACATCAAGTTTTTCAATTTTAACATCTGTGGCGGCTTGTTTTAATTTTTCAATAATCTCAGGCATTTTAATTTCAACCTGACATCTTGCACCAACCTCATCAATAATATCAAATGCTTTATCAGGGAACTCTCTATCCGTGATATATCTTGCGGCCAAATCAACGCATACAGAAAGTACTTCATCAGTATAGGATACCTTATGGAATGTTTCGTACTTATCTTTAACATTTTTAAGAATCTCTAATGTTTCTTCTTTTGTTGAAGCGTCAACAATAACTTTTTGGAAACGTCTTTCTAACGCTCCATCCTTCTCAAAGTTTTTACGATACTCATCAAGAGTTGTAGCACCAACACATTGAATTTCTCCACGAGCAAGTGCTGGTTTAAAGATATTTGACGCATCTAAAGAACCTGATGAATTACCCGCCCCAACTATAGTGTGAATCTCATCAATAAACACAATGATATTTGGGGCGTTTTGTAATTCCTCAATAATTACTTTCATACGTTCCTCAAACTGACCACGATATTTTGTGCCCGCAACTATTGAAGTCATATCTAACGATACAATTCTTTTATCCATTAAATTTCTTGGACATTCGCCGTTAAAAATTTTAATTGCCAATCCTTCCACAATTGCGGTTTTACCACAACCAGGTTCACCAATAATAATAGGGTTGTTTTTCTTTCTACGAGAAAGAATTTGGGCAATCCTCGTAATTTCTCTCTCTCTACCAACAACAGGGTCTAATTTACCTTGTTCGGCTAATTTAATTAAATCTCTACTGAAGTTATCCAACACAGGTGTTGAAGAGTCAGATATTGATTTAGGTGGGTTATTCTTTCCCCCGTTGTCCACAGATTCTATCATATTTTGTTTTTAGTTAATTATAAGGATTAATTTTGTATTTTCAACTACAGGAACAAAGGTAAGAAAAATATCTAAATTAAAAAATTTAATTTTTGGTTATATTTATGAATATGATAAAACACTATACCAAATATATTGAGACTCTTGGTGCCGACAAAGAACTTATAGAAACCTATAAGAATCTTAGACAGGCCTTTCAAAGAGAAGGATGGTCAGAAAAAGATTTAGAAAACCCACCATACTACCCTCAAGATATTATGAGGAACTTTCAAAAGTTTAGCAGTTTACATTCAAAATTATTCCAAGAATTAAAAAGTTTTTTTCCTGATATTGACCACAATGAGTTTGTTCATTATCTTAGAGGTAAATTACAAATAATAGATTCAGAAACACCTTTACAAAATGGCAGTAAAAAAAGAAGAGATAATCGGGACGAAGATTATTAATGAGATTGACTCAAGTAACTTAGTAAAAACTGAGTACGACACCGAAACCAAATTAATGGTGGTGGAATTTAAAAACGGTATGAAATACCAATATGATGCGGTGCCTCATGAGGTTTACACAAGATTTAGAATGAATGAATCACAAGGTAAATTTTTTAACACAGAAATTTCTAAAAAATTCAAATATACTAAACTTTAATTATTATCAATATTCGACTATTTATTATTAATGGGCGATTTAAAAAGTATATTAACTAGTTTTCAGGTGCAAGAGGAATTAAACCCTAAAATTTGGGATGATTCTTTAAAAAAAATGTCACCTAAAGTTAGGTCACGTCTACTTCAGATTGCTTATGAGTTTATAGAGTTTTTAAAAGTAGATATTGTTGTATCAGATGTTATAATGACTGGGTCATTATCAAACTATAATTGGTCAAAATTTTCAGATGTTGATTTACACATTTTAGTCGACTTCAATCAGTTCTCTAAAACTGAATTACCTTTATACGAAGAATTATTTCAATTAAAAAAAACCATATATAACGACAAACACGATATCAGCATCTACGGATATGAAGTTGAGTTATATGTTCAAAATGAAATTGAGGCTCACTTTAGTAGTGGGGTGTACTCGGTTTTATTTGATAAATGGGAAAACAAACCTAAAAAAGAAAATATTAAAATTGACCTTGAATTGATTAAAAACAAATCAAAACAATGGATGGATATTATTGATGGGGTTATTGAAAATGTTAAAGATGAGTCTATTGACGAGGCTAAACAAATAATTGACAAATACAAGAAAAAACTTAAAAAGTATAGAACTTGTGGGTTAGAAGAGGGTGGTGAATATTCGGATGAAAATTTAGTTTTCAAAGTACTAAGAAGAAATGGGTATATTGAAAAGTTATATCAATATGAAGATAATTATATTGATAAAAAATTATCCCTGAAGGAATCATCCACCAATATCGGAGGTAATTTTAAAACTGATTTAGAAAACGGGCCAAAAAATCACGGTAGTAGAAAATTAGGTAATTGGCAATCAGATAACGCTTGGGATATTTTCGCACCTCCCAATACAGTTGTTAATTCATATACTAACGGTACTGTTACTAACATTAGAGATACAGGAAAAAATTCTGGAAAAATTTTTGGGACACAAGTATCAATTAAAGGTGCTGAGGGATTTCCCAATATTTTTTACACTCACGTTAAAAATGTAAAACTAAAAATTGGTGATACTATTAAAGTTGGTGATTACATTGGGGTTATTTCTGAATGGATTGGTCATGACACAATGACTCATGTACACATAGGTTTACCTTATGGTGAACATATAAGAAGTTTATTAAAAAATTCTGGAAAAATTTTTACTAATAAAACAAGTACTGACTATAATGTTGATAGTAATGACGATAAAACAAATTCCGAGAATCCTGTAATTACCAAAGGTAGTGAAGAAAATACGGTCATTACTAAAGATAATAAAGGAAATAATGAAGAAGTTAATAGTTGGTTAACCCCATTATTGGCGGCATTAGGATTTAAATAAATGACTGAATTATGTTAGAACGATAACATTTTTGATTCTGAATATATTTATAATATAAATTAATTTTAAAAAAAACAAAATAATGGGAAACTTAAAACCAATCGGAAGTGAAAAATTACAAGGTATGGACAAAATCAACCGTATCATTGAGATTTCTAGATATAATGAAAATATGCCGACACCTGTAAATGAAGATAAATCAATCGAATATATAAAGACTTTATCTGACGGAAACAATTATCAAATTGTTAAAGAAAAAAACGGATATGTGATTAAAAAAACACTAGCAGAATCTGCGGGTAAAAATGATTACTTAGAACCAATGAAAAATAGAAAATACTATTCTTCTTATTCACAAGCATTCAAACGTCTTAACTTAATTGCCAAAGAGGTTAATGTTAACGAAGGGTATGAATCAAATGTTTCATTATTTGGTGAGAGTGATGTAGATGAAAAAGCGGCAACAAAATACATTTTAAAAATGGGGGAAACTAAGGAACAAGCGGCACCTGCTCCCGCACCTGCTCCCGTACCTGCACCTGCTCCCGCACCTGCACCCGCACCTGCACCCGCACCAACAGATGACTTAGGTATGGAAGATGATTTAGGTATGGAAGACCCTGAAGGTGAAGAAATGGAACAACCTGAAGAGGATGAAGTTATAACATTAAAAGTTATTCAAAAATTGACAGGTAAATTAGCTCAGAAATTAAGGGCTTTCCAAGACTCTCAAGAAGATGAAGAACCAATGACCTCTAAAGACATTAAATATGTTGTTAATTCTATATTATCGGCATTAAATTTAGAATCTTTAGACGAAGAAGATAAAGAAGATATCTTAAATAAACTTGAAGGTGTTGAAAATGATGAAGAATTTGGTGGTGAAGAAATGGATATGGAAGAACCTGACGGTGAAGAAATAGGTATTGAAGAACCTACTGGTGAAATGTCTGAAAGTGATTTTGATATGGACGGCCAAGAATTTGATGATAATTTATATGGTGAAGGTGGATATGAAGAAGTTGGTGAAGGACATAACCATCACTCAAAAATTAAAGGTGTTAATCCAAAACATGGTAAACACATGGAAGATGTTATCGAAGGACTTTTTACCGAATCTAAAATTGATAATATATTAAAAAAATACTTTAAAGTTGAGGAAAACGAAAAGAATTTAATTAAAGAAAATAAATTAAAAACTATTAGTAAAATTAAAACTGTTTCTGAAAGTATTTCTCAAGAAGTTGCATCAACTAAGTTAGTGTCCAAATATCCTAACGCAAAACTTGTTGGAAAAACAAACCACAAAAATTTAGTGTTTGAAATGAACAATAAACAATTTCGAGTTACTGTTAAAGGTCAGATACTATAATGATTTATTTGATATATGTTAATGAATTAGGACCTAATTATAAGGGTGATAACATATATGAATTTATATTTTCTGATAATTTAGAAAATATATGGGGGGAAAACTGGGAATCAAAACCGTCTAACGGTTACCCACTACCACCTGATTTAGAATTCATACGAAAAGTAGGGACTCTAAAAAATGACCAAGTTACATTATCAGTAATCCAAAATTCTGATAACTTCTCAATGTTGGATTCTATAGATGGTGTAATTGCTTTAGCTTGGGAGAATGAGAGTGACGAGGTTGATTTTGACCGTCAAAAAAGATTAGTGTTTAGATTCGGTGACGAAGAGACCACTGTCAAAGATAAATTATATGAACGTGATATCGTTTTAGAATTTGAAAAAAAGGTTGTCTATGAAAACTAACCAAAAACAATTAAGATTAATACAACACGGGTTGAAAGCGTCCACTGTCACTAGATTAAGTGAATCACAAGTGGATATTTTGTTTAACAGACTTAATGAGTCTAAAAAAGAAAATAAAGAACAAGTTACTAAAACTACTGAACCTGCTAAAGAAATTGTTACTATAGGGGCTCAAGGAGGCGATTTACCAAATAACCCAACAGGGAAGGGATATAAGTTTGAAAAGAAACCTGATGGTACTATGAAAGCGACTCCCATGGAGACTGAGATGACTGAAGACACTGATTCTGAAATGGAGTGGTTAATGAAAGGTGATACTCAGGACCCTATTCAAAAAGGACCTACGGGTGATGGTGACCCTGATTCATTACAAGAATATAAAAATCTTGCAGAGAAATTTGAATCTAAAAAACAACAAAAATATTTCTTTGCTAAGTGTGGTGATGGTAAAACAAAAGAACAGAAGAAATGGTGTAAAATGGCCGAAGAATTTGCCGACAAAACAAACTTTAAAAAATTACCTGAAAAGAAAAAAACAGAAGCGAAAGAAAGTGGTTTAAATAATTTAGTTAATAAAGTTTCTGCGGCATATGCGGGTGGTGTAAAAAATAAGTTGAATTCCATGTCTCCAAGCGTTACCTTTGGTGAAAATGAAATAGAAAAAAAAATTATGAAATTAGTTGAAAAACATATTACCCCAAAAATGACTAAAAGGGAATTCCTTAATTTAGTTAAAGAACAAGGCCCTAAAACGGCACCATCAATACCAGGGGTTAGACCTGATGTTGATACCCCAACAAGACCATCAAAACCTGGAACACCATACCTACCTAAACCAGGAGTTAAACCTGCACCTAAAGCTAAACAAAAGGTACCAAGTTGGTTGTCATTTAAATCATTAGGAATTAAATTAAAGTAAGAAAATGAGTCTAAATCCAAATACAGAAAAAAACCTAAAAGTTAAAAAATTTTTAGAAAAAAAATTAGTTAGTGAAGGGTTAACTAATAATGAACGTAGTCTTTTAAGTGAGTTAAAAAATAACTTAAAAGAAGCTCCTATTGATTATGAAGGGCCTGAAAGAATGGAACCTGGTATTGAAAGAAAAATTACGTCAAAAGAGACTCCTTACAATAACTTTCCTGCAATCCCTAAGATGGATAAGGATTATATTGAATTAATATCATCAAAAAGATTTAAAGATTCTGTAGATAAAGTTAGAAGAGCCATGGGTGACACCAGAGTAATCCAAGGGGGCAATCCATTAAATAATCTAATGATGACCGCGATGCAATCGTTACAAACAGTTGTATCAATTCAAATGGAAAACAAAGAAGTTTTAGAACAACTTGCAGTTGATTTAGTTATTAAAGAGATGGGTATTCCTGAAGGAGCAATGCAGTTTGACGCTAAATTAGTTATGAGACCTATGGGTGCGGCAGAAGGAATGAAAGAAGAACCTGAAATGCCTAGCGAAGAAGAAATCGAAGAGTTTATGGGTGACGCCGAAACATTTGATTTAGAAAGAGCTAAAAGAAGATTTATTAACTCACTTATTCAAGGTGCTGCGTTTAAAGGCGGTCACATGTTTAATTTAGTTTCAAGAGAACTTAATGATATTGACCCTAGATTAATGAATTTATACACCGTGTCACAATCTTTAATGGAACACGCATATTGGTTATTCCCTGATATGGAAGGAATGGCTGGTGGCGGTGGTGGTCAAATGGGACAATCAGAAGTTGACACCGAAACTGACCCACCAACAGTTAAAGCAAGAGCAATGACGTTCCCGCTTTTAATTCATGAATTAGTTAAAGGTATTTACGAAATATTTGGTACTCACGGTTTACCTGATGACCCAAAACAACAAGAAATGATTATGAGTGCTGAAGATACTTTACCGGCAGAAATTTGGGATTCTCGATTAGGTCCAATTTTTTGGGAAAAATTCTTACAAGCTTATCCAATCGAATTGTTTGATGAAGACATGAAACACATCCAACATTACTTATTTATGAGATTTTCTAAATTAAATGCTGAAGAATTTTTTAGAGTTGCTAAACTTATACTTTCAGGTGACCCACAAGGAACTCAATTTATTCAGAGGATGGTTAATGAAATTGTTACTGAATTGAAAGAATATGACGCGGAAGAAGCGTTGAGTGGCGGTGACGATGAAGATGACGATGAAGGATTTGATGATTTCTTAAATGGACTAGGATTATCGAGACCAAAATAATGAAACATGTTAAATTTATCCAAAGAACAGGTACTAATAGAGTACGTAAAATGTCATAAGGATGTAAAATACGCGTTAAGAACTTATCTACAAACCTACGACAATACAGTTTCTAAATACGTACCATTAGAATTATTTCCTGACCAAGCATCATTACTTGAAGATTACGAGAATTATAACGAAAACATCGCCCTAAAATATCGACAAGCGGGAGTATCTACAGTTACCGCAGCTTGGGCTTCGATGAAACTTTCTTTTGCTAAAAAAAATAAACCCGAAAAAGTTCTTATAATTGCTAATAAACTTGATACGTCATTAGAAATGGCGAACAAGATTAGAGCCTTTGTTGGTCAATGGCCAAGTTGGGTTGGGGTTGACTTTGCAGTTGAAAAAAACTCACAAAAACATTATAAATTAAATAACGGTAGTGAGGTTAAAGCCGTTGCAACATCTAAAGATGCCTTACGTGGATTTACTCCTACAATACTTGTATTTGATGAGGCGGCGTTTATCGAGGCCGACAGTGATTTTTGGGCGGCTTGTATGGCGTCCCTATCTACAGGAGGTAAAGTAATTGTAGTCTCAACGCCAAATGGTTATGACCGAATTTATTATGAAATATACGACCAAGCATTAAGAAACATGAATGACTTTAGGATTACTGAAATGTATTGGTTTCGTGACCCTCGTTATACAAAAGATTTATATTTAGTTAAAACCGAGGATATGATTCACTATCTTTTAAATAAAGAAGAGTATAGTGAAAAAGATATACTTAGTTGGTCACATATACCAGCGTCCGAAAGAGATTATAGTGAACTAAAAAAATTAATGGACCAAGGTTATAAACCTTGTTCTTCTTGGTTTGAGGCGATGGTTAAGAAATTAAAATATGATAAACGTAAAGTATCTCAGGAGTTGGAATGTAACTTCTTAGGTTCAGGTGATAACGTATTTGATTCTAAAATGTTACAAACTATTAGAGAAAATTCTATTACAGAACCCAAGAATAAAATGATGGGTAATGCTTTATGGATTTGGAAAGAACCTGTTGTTGGCCATAAATACATTATGGGGGTTGACGTATCTCGTGGAGATAGTGAAGATTTTAGCTCCTTTCAAATTATTGATTTTGATGAGAGAGAACAGGTTGCAGAATATGTTGGTAAATTACCACCAGATACTATGGCGGAAATTTGTTATAAATGGGCCAACATGTATTCATGTTTTATTGTAATTGATATTACTGGCGGTATGGGTGTTTCCACATCAAGAAAATTACAGGAAATGGGTTACAAAGACTTATATGTTGATGGTGTCGATACTGCTAATAAGTGGAAGTACGATGCCAAGGCACATGAAAAAATACCAGGGATTAACTTTAACAATAAAAGGGTTCAAATTATCTCGTCATTTGAAGAGGGGATGAGACATGGATTTAAAATTTATAGTTCAAGACTTTTTAATGAAATGAATACGTTCATCTACATTAATGGCCGTCCTGACCACCAAAAAGGACATCATGACGATTTAATTATGTCGGTGGCTATGGCAACTTACGTTGCCGAGTCTTCATTTAGTAATTTGACTAAGGTTGTTGAGCACACTAAAGCGATGATTGAGGCTTGGGCGGTTAATAATAATGACCAAACATCAAAAAAATTAGAATTTAATCCTGTTATACCGCACATGTCTGAAAGAATTAATCAGTATAACAGTCAGAACATGTCTAGAGAAGATTATCAAAAGTATGGTTGGTTATTTGGTGTTAGATAATATTTATTAATAAAACATCACATGGGATTAACTTCTAGAAAAAAATCGGGGAATAAGCTTAATGGCAGTAAATTAAACGTGCCTGGTCAGGGTATTAGTAATGTTAAACCTGGTGGTGATAATAAAATAAACCAACAAAAAGGTGACCCTAACAGAAAAAAAGGTAATCAAAATTAACTATTTAATTATAGATAATTAGAATTAAATTTATTACATGGAAAATAATCAAAATAATCAATTTACAGTTTGGCAGAGGTTATCCCAAGCTTTTGGGCCTAACGCCCTGTTAAATCAAGATTATCCAACATATAATTTAGACAAGACTGAATTATTAAAAACATCATCAAAACAGGAATACGAAAGAGAAAAACTACAAGCTCAACAAACGTTTTACTTAGCCAATCAATGGACAAAAATTGAGAGTAACTTATATACTCAAGCGGTTTATTATGAACCAACAAGATTAGCATCATTTTATGATTACGAATCTATGGAATATACTCCCGAAATTTCGGCGGCTTTAGATATCTACGGTGAAGAATCAACAACTGTTGACCAAAATGGATACATGTTACAAATTTATTCAGAATCTAAACGTATTAAATCAATCTTAATTGATTTATTTAATAATGTTTTAGACATCAATACTAATTTACCAATGTGGACAAGAAATACCGCAAAATACGGTGATAATTTTGTTTATTTAAAATTAGATGCCGAGAAAGGTATTGTTGGTTGTATGCAATTACCAAATATTGAGATTGAACGACTTGAAAGAGGTATGGCGGCAAAATCTGCAAACGTTGAGGAACCCGTAGAAAACAAAGGTTTAAGATTTAAGTGGAAGGCTAAAGACATGGAATTTAATTCATGGGAAATTGCTCACTTTAGATTATTAGGTGATGATAGAAAATTACCTTATGGTACTTCTATGTTAGAAAAAGCAAGACGTATTTGGAAACAATTATTATTGTCGGAAGACGCAATGTTAATCTATCGGACTTCAAGAGCACCTGAAAGACGTGTATTTAAAGTTTTTGTTGGTAACATGGACGATAAAGATGTTGAGGCATATGTACAACGTGTTGCAAACAAATTTAAACGTAGTCAGGTGGTTGATAGTCAATCAGGTAATGTTGATATGAGATTTAACCAAATGGCGGTTGACCAAGATTATTTTATTCCTGTTCGTGACCAAGCGGCGCCAAATCCAATTGATACTTTACCTGGAGCTCAGAACCTTTCTGAGATTGCCGATATTGAATACATCCAAAAGAAATTATTAACCGCACTTCGGGTACCTAAGGCGTTTTTAGGGTTTGAGGAAGTGGTTGGTGATGGTAAGAATTTATCATTACAAGACATCCGTTTTGCAAGAACAATTAATAGAATTCAAAAATCTATGATTGCAGAAATGAATAAAATCGCCATCATACATTTATTCTTATTAGGTTTTGAAGATGAATTATCAAACTTTACCTTAGGATTAACTAATCCATCAACACAAGCCGATTTATTAAAAATTGATGTTTGGAAAGAAAAAGTTTTATTATACAAAGATGCTGTAACGGCAATCGAGGGTATTGCACCAGTGTCAGTGACTTGGGCTAAGAAACATGTACTAGGATTCTCGGATGAAGAAATTAAATTAGATTTGCAACAACAACGTGTTGAGAAAGCCGTTGGGGCAGAATTAACTAATACCGCAACTATTATCAACCATACAGGAGTATTTGATAATATTGACAAATTATATGGTGTTAAATCAGGCGCAACCCAAACTGTGGGAGCGACCCCACCACCTTTAGGAGGATTAGGAGGTCCTGAAGATACTGGCGGAGGAGCACCACCACCACCTCCAGGTCCTGAAATAGGTGGTGACGCGGGGATAACACCTGAGTCATTTAAACGTGATAATTTATCAATTTTATTAGAAAGTGATAACTTAACAGAGTCAGATTCATTTATTGATTTATCTAAAGCGAGAAATTCTTTAGGTGAAATAGAGAAAGAATTAAACAAAATTCTAAAAGATTGATATTTATAAATAAAAAGAGATGACAAATTTTGGAATAATTAAATCAAAGATTGAAGATGTGTTATTAGAGTCATATAAAAATGACACATTTAAAGAAGAATTCAAAAAATTTAAAAAGTTAGTTTTAGAAAATAAAAAGATACGCAAACTTTTTTATTTGTATGATGATTTATCTTCTAATAAAGGATTGGCAGAATCTATTGTTGACGATTATGTGAATGAATGTATTACCATTTATGAAAATACCGTTAATAAAATACAAGAGTCGGATATTACCCCACTAAAGTTATGGGTTAAAAATTCTAAAGTTGTTAATCAGTATAATAATATTGATAATTTATTCTCAAGAGATATTTTAACAATTGAATCAAGAATAACAAGTAAAAAACTTATTTCTGAAACTATTAAGAAATTACCTATCAAGAAAACAGACACCGTTCAAATTCCGTTAACCTCTATGGTAAACATTGCAAATAAAACAATCTCAAATTTTATTGAGTCATTAAGTGAGTCAGATAAAAAAGAATTAACAAAATTTTTATCTGAAGATGATGTTACTTTAAATCAAAAATTTGATAATGTTAAAGAAAGTGTTGTGAATAAATTAACTGAAATGAAAAATAATAATAAGGACAAGTCAACTCAAATAAGAATTGATGAAACTCTTGATAAAGTAATATCAGAAAAATACGACAAGTTAACTTATTTCAAACTTAAAAGTTTGAATGAGAATCTTTAATCATTGTTTGATTTATATTTTTTTTGTACGTATTTTGCTTTTGAAATTTCATTTCTCCTTTTAACGGATTTTTTTTGGAATTCTTTTCTCTCGTTTAATTCTCTACTTTGTCTTGTCTTTATAACTTTACTTTTGTAAATTTTTAACGCTTTTTCAAGAGTTACATTCTTTCCTACTTTTACTATTAACATATTTTTTTGAGTTTATATTTATTTTGACTATTGCTGTAAATATACCTATTTTTCTAAAAACAATAAACTTAAAAATTATGAAATTTAATGAAAAAGGGGAAAACCTCACATATTCACGGATTCAACACCGCCAAAATAATATATGGAACAGTTGATTCGATGAATTTTAAGTCACTCTATCTTAACATCCAAACATGGGTGGAACCGACCACAGAGTGTCAAAATTGGTCACGGACAGTTCTTAATATGAACAGAGCCATAAAACATTCAATCTACGAATCCTTAGATAAAGAGTTATTTGATGATAAATTTATAGTGGATTTAGATTTAAGGTCCAGCGGACTAAATCAAGGTAAAAAATCTTTTATGAATTTAGAAATTAATTTCTTTTTGAATCATGAAGGACATGACTTTAAATCAAAAGAAATTAAAGAGTCTCTTAAAGATATTACTACTAGAATTTTTTACGAAAACTTTATAGGTAACAATTACTTTAACTTTTATCTAACTAAAAAAATCAAAACAAACGATGAGATGCTACAATTAGAGAATGTTTAATATTTATATAAAACCTTTGGTGGTTATAAATGAAAATTTGTGGTAAAAAAATGGATAATTTAAAAATTAATATTAATAACGAGTTGAATAAAAAATCAATTCTTGTTGAATACGATGCGGGATATATTAATCCAAATGACAATCGTAACGAAAAGTTAATTAGAGAATCTAAAGGTAATATGTTAGACCATTCTAAACCATTTGAATTTTATGCGGTATTACAAAAATATAACACCCCAAATAGAAATGGTAGAATATATCCTGAACGTATTTTAAAAAGAGAAGCGGAAAACTATAAAAAAATGATAGAAAAAGGTACAGCTCTTTCAGAGTTAAATCATCCTGAATCATCATTAATTGACTTAGATAGAGTATCTCACGCAATAAATGAAATATGGTGGGAAGGACCTATATTAATGGGTAAGATACAATTACTCACTTCACCAGGATTCCACGAAAGAGGTATTGTATCAACTAAAGGAGATTTGGCGGCTAACTACCTAAGACAAGGTGTTACCTTAGGGATTTCTTCAAGAGGGGTGGGTTCCCTTAAAAAAGTTGGTGAACAGAATGAAGTACAAGAAGATTTTGAATTAATCTGTTTTGACTTAGTATCATCACCATCAACACCTGGAGCATACTTATTCCAAAATCCTGAAGATAGATTTAACTTTGACGAGAACTTGGAAGAAGAGAAAAAAATGTCGGTAGAAAGAAATGTTGGTGAAAATGGTAACAAATCACTTGACTTAATGAGAAAATTAACCGATTATTTAGGAAATTAAAAAAATTTATAACATGGACGAAAAGTATTTTATTGCAAAAATCACAACCGATATGATTGATGAAAAATCGGGAAAACTTAAAAAATTAAGAGAAGAAAAATTAGTAAAAGGTTATAACCCTACTGATGTTGAGGCCAAAGTAACTAAAGTTTACGAAAACTACACACAGGATTGGAGATTAACCGCAATTGTTGAAAGTAAAATTGATGAGGTGATAGAATAAAATTTTCACATTTCGATAATAATAAAAAGGGGGCATTAGTCCCCTTTTTTGTTTTTTTTTAAAAATGGCACTATTTATAATAAATTAAAAACCAATTATTAAATTAGTTTAATTAAAACTTTTTTAACATTGGGGATATTTATATAGTAAATTAAAAACATACAAATGGCAAAAGAAAAATCTTTAGTTGAAGAAGCAATCATCCAAATGAAAAATTTAGAGGATGCAGTTGCTGAAAATGCAAAAGGAATACTTGCTTCAACTATGAAGCAAGAAATCAAAGAACTAGTAAAAGAGTCTCTGACTGAACAAGAAGATGAGATTGAAACAGACATTGAAATGGACGAACCTGAAATGGAAGACGATATGTCTGACGAAGAAGGGTTGGACTTGGATATGGATAATTTAGATATGGATGATGAAGATTCTATGGATGATGAAGATTCTATGGATGACGACGAAACTATTGACCTTACTGACGTTGATGACGAGGATGAAATCTTACGTGTATTCAGCTTAATGGGTCCTGAAGATAATATCGTGGTTACCAAAGATAATTCAGGTAATATCAATCTTAAAGATTCTGAAAAAGAGTATATGATTGTCGGAGAAGGTGACGAATACGTTGATGAAACAGAAATGTTCGAAATGGATGATATGTCAGATTTTGGCATGGAAGACGAAGACGAAGACGAAGACGACATTAATAGCATCATCGATAAAGTATTTAACACTAACGAAGAAGAAGAAATGGATTTTGGAATGGACGAACCTAAAATGGACAGTGAAGAAATTGTTTATGAAATAGAATTTGACGAAGAAGAAGAAGAAATGGACAGTGAAGAAATTGTTTATGAAATTGAATTTGACGAACAAGAAGGCGAAGAAGACATGGGTCTATACGACGATGATGAACCTGTAATGGAATCTAAGAAAATGTCAATCAAACCTAAAGGTGTCGGAATTGGAAATCCAAATAAGAAAAAAATATATTCAAACAAACCTAACCAAGAAGGTGGTTTTAAAACTGTAAAAAGAACAGTTAATAAAACCATGGGTACTGGTAAAGCAAAATTTGAATATAAAGAGGGTGAAAATCTTGACGGTGATATGAAAACTGTTAAAAAGGTTGAAACCAAAGAAGCATCAAGAACTTTAGGAAGTGGTTCTAATTTTAGAACTGGCGGTTTACCAAAACCAAGAGCTCATTCAAAATTTAACACGGCAATCCAAAAAGAAAGTATTGATAACAGAGAATTACAAGTTCTTAGAGAAAAAAATGAAGAGTACAGAAAAGCACTTAACATTTTTAGAAATAAATTAAACGAAGTTGCAGTGTTCAACTCAAACTTAGCATACGCTACACGTTTGTTCACAGAACATTCAACATCAAAACAAGAAAAGATTAATATCTTAAGACGTTTTGATAGTGTTGAAACTATTAAAGAATCTAAAAACTTGTATAAGACATTAAAAGATAACCTTTCGTCTAAGACAAATCAACCAATGAATGAGTCAATTGAAAGAACTATTCAAAGTTCTCCATCGACAGGGTCATCGGCTAATTTGATTGAGTCTAAAACATATGAAAATCCTCAGTTCTTAAGAATGAAAGATTTAATGTCAAAATTAAAATAAAATAAAATAAACTAAAAAAAAAATAAAAAACCAAAAAAATGGGAGCATTATTAGAATCAGGTCTTGTTGGTAACATCGGGTTAAAACACCTTAAAGTTATCAAAGAAGATACAATTAACAAATGGGATAAATTAGGATTCCTAGAAGGCCTTAAAGGTCACCTAAAAGAAAACGTAGCTCAATTATATGAGAACCAAGCGTCTTTCTTAATTAACGAAGCAACGTCTGACGGGTCTTCAGGTTCATTTGAAACTGTTGTATTCCCTATCGTAAGACGTGTATTTTCTAAATTATTAGCGAATGACATCGTATCAGTACAAGCTATGAACTTACCAATCGGTAAATTATTCTACTTTGTACCTAAAATTCAAGGTTATTCAGGTGGTACTAACACTCAATGGAGTGATGTATCTTCAGGAGACCACTACGCACCACTAGGAGCACCAAACGGACCAACATCTCAAAATGCAGGTTACACAGGAGCTGGAGCGGTAAGTAAAAACCTTTATGACTTATTCTACGAAGGAACTGAACCAGGTTTAGACCCAGCAGGTTTATTCGATTATTCAAAAGGTCGTTGGTCAGCAATCACTGCTACAACCTCAATCCAAAAATGGACTAACGGTTTATTAGTTGATGCTAATATTTCAGGTGATACTGCAGGTGCTGCAACTATCCCTTCAGGTAACACAAGAAAAGTTATCGTTAAAATGTGTGGTTTTGCTGACACAGGAGCAGGTAAATTAATCGGACCTGATGGTAATGAAATGGATACAGAATCTTTCTTATCTGATTTAATTATCTTCACAGGTGCAGGTTTAGATGTTTCTGCAACAACACCATGTCCAGTATCAACAGGAGCTTTATTGTTCAGAGTTGTTACTCAACAATATGGTAAAGGTATCGTTTCTTACGGTAGCACTACTCAAACTACTTGGGCATCAACTGGTAACGGTGGTTCGTTTAAAAACGTATGTGATGCTAACGGATGTATCTACTTAGAAGTTGATTTATCTTGTCCAGTATGTGCTGATTGTGATTCAACATCTTTAGATGGTTACACAGGTACTACTATTACTGAAGCGGCTTCAGGAACATCATTCTACGCAGCGTTCAGACGTTACGAAGAATTAGAATTTGAAGACAAAATAGGTGAGGTTTCTTTCGACTTAGATTCAGTTACTGTATCTGTTACAGAAAGAAAATTAAGAGCACAATGGTCTCCTGAGTTAGCTCAAGACGTTGCTGCATTCCACAACATCGATGCTGAAGCTGAATTAACAGCTTTATTGTCTGAACAAGTTGCGGCTGAAATTGACCGTGAAATCTTAAGAGATTTACGTAAAGGAGCAGCATGGAACTTACGTTGGGATTACAACGGATGGAGAAGAATTTCTCAAACTACATCTTATACTCAAAAAGATTGGAATCAAACATTAATTACTGCAATTAACCAATTGTCAGCACAAATCCACAAATCTACATTAAGAGGTGGAGCTAACTGGATTGTAGTTTCTTCTGAGATTTCAGCTATTTTTGATGATTTAGAGTACTTCCACGTATCTAACGCATCTCCTGAGCAAGACCAGTATAACATGGGTATTGAAAGAGTTGGTACTCTTGCAGGACGTTACCAAGTTTACCGTGACCCTTACTTCCCAGCTAACACAGTGTTAGTAGGACACAAAGGAACATCATTGTTAGACACAGGTTACATCTACGCACCGTATGTACCTCTACAATTAACACCTACAATGTACAATCCGTTCAACTTTACTCCGATAAAAGGAATAATGACGAGATACGCAAAAAAGATGGTCAACAACCGTTTTTATGGACGTATTACTGTTGATGGTGTTCGTACATTCGATTTAAGAGAATTGAGATAATCAAAATCTTAAAGAATAAGACTAAAGGGACAATTTATTGTCCCTTTTTTTATGTTTAATATATAACACTTGATTTTTTGGTATAATAATTATATATTTATATTATATGAAAAAATTTATACCTACAGAAGAAGAATTAAATAGAATACTTAAAATGTATAATGAAGAACTTTTAGGTTCTCAAACAATTTCAGAAAAAATAGGCATAAGTAAACCAACAATTTTAAGAATATTAAAAGAAAATGGTATTATTATGGGACCGTCAGGAAGACGATTTATTGGCGGTAGAGAAGTTGCAACAAAGAAATATTTTTCTAAACCTGAAACAAAAGAACGTCTAAAGAAAAATCACAAAAAATGGGCAGAACAAAATAAAGAACATTTAACTAAATATCTTAAAGAATACCGAGAAAATAATGTTGATAAAATTCGTCAAATAAAACGTGATTACGAAAGAAATCGTAAAGCGAGAGACCCCCTCTATAAACTAATCAGTAATTTCAGAACTGCTATCTACACCGTATTAAAAGAAAGTAATGTGGATAAATACGGACATTACTTTGACATATTACAATACACTCCTGAACAATTAATATCACATTTAGAATTACAATTCAAGGAGACAATGACGTGGGACAATTATGGTGAATGGCATGTTGACCATAAATTACCTATAACTTATTTTAATATCTCTGAAATGGGTGATGAAGAGTTTATGAGATGTTGGTCCTTAGATAACCTACAACCAATGTGGGGTATTGAGAATATTCGTAAATCAAATAAAACGGAATAGGATAAAGGATACAAGAAATTGTTTCTTTTTTTTATGTTATAAAAAAATATTAATAAGTTATTTAAACACCAATTACTGTATAATTAAAAATTTTGAGATATTTATTAATAAAGAAATATTATGAATAGATTTAATTTAAATACTGAAGAAAGAAATAGGATTTTAAATTTACATGAAAGTATTAGAGAAAAAACTATTAAAAAAATTATTTCAGAGGCGGGTCCATATGAAGATGGGGAAATCCCTGTCCCTACTACGGCAACAACTGCGACTCCTGGTACACCCGCAGGTCCAGGTCTTTCTGGATTTAATGCTGATTCAGATGGTGATGGTGCTCCTGATTATTTACAAGCGAAAAATCCGCAAGATAAATCTGCATTAACACCTGCGACTCCTGGTAAAACAAACTACTCGGCTAAAGATATTCAAACTTGGTTAAATACTAATAAACAATCAGGGTTGGTGGTTGATGGTAAAATAGGTCCTAAAACTATTGCTGCGATAATTGCTGCTTTAGGGGTAACAACAAATGTTGCACCTGTTGGAGCACCTGTTGGAGCACCTGTTGGAGCACCTGTTGGAGCACCTGTTGTGGCAAAAACAAATAATTCGTCGTCACAGACATCAGGGGGTGGTGACCCATCAACTGATGCTTAATCTTTTGTTTCGTCTTTAATTACTTGTTTTGACATAACTCTAATTGCCCTTGACACAACTTCAGACTCACCTAAAGAATACACACCATCGTGGTACGCTTTCTTAACTGCCTGTATTAATATGTATGATGCGTTGTCTTTATCCATAGACTGTAGTAACACATCTAAATGGTCTTCAGTTAGTAGTGGTATTGTGTCGAATAGTTTTCCAAATAATTGTTGTTCTTCCATTGTAATAATATCTTTTTTTGATGTATTTATAAGTATATTAAAAATTCTATGCTAAATCAATTAATAAAGAAAATATTGCTTGAGGCAACTTCTGATAGTAGTGGTGGTAGAGGGTCCTATGTTTCTCCTTTGCAACCTGGTGTTAGGGAATTTAGTAAAGAGTCATTACAACCATTTACAACACCCGTATCAAAGTATATTGATGCTGAGTTGGAATACGATAGTTATGGCGGTAAGATGAGTACACCTAAAAAAAAAATTAAAAAGATGGAGAATAAAGTAAAAAAGATTTCTAACTATATTAAAAATAACCCTATGTCAACATTTAGTGATGAAGATGGGAATAATATTAATCAAACTCCTGGTGGTAAAAAAAGTATTGTGCCAATCACAACATTAAAAGAATGGATTGAAATAAAAAAAGATACTGTGGTTGTTGGTGAAAAAAAAGTAATTAAACTTAACGAAAACGATTTAATAAAAATTGTTAAACGAGTTTTAACAGAACAAACCGCACCTAAAGGAAAGGTACTTAATCTTTTTTGTCAAAGTAAAAACAATTCATTTAGAGAAAGTGGGTTAACTTTAGATTCTGAAGAAGATATGTACGGAGGATTAAATGGTGGTGGACTTAAAAGAATATTTTTAACACCATCCCCAACCATACCAAGAGAATCATATGAACCTTCCACAGTAATCTTAGATGTTGTTCCTGCGGCTAAGATGAATAAAGATTTCTTAGAAAAAAGTAAAATGGCGAACCCGAATCAAAAAATTTATTTGATTAGTAATAGAATTAGCGTTAATCATTTCTGTTCAATTGACGCTGGTACAGAGAAAGAGTGGGCCGATTACCTAAATAAACTTTAATCTTCTTTTTGGTAAGGTTGGATAGGTTTGTCGGGGATTGTAAAGTTTCCTCGTGTGTAACAAAAAGTTTTATTAAACCAATCAATTTTTTCATTAGACCAAGTGGCCATTTCTTGAGCATATTCTGCACTAAACTGATTGATGTCATAACCAATATAAACTAATGTATCAGTTTTTGGATTAACCGTATTTGTAATTGTTTGTGAAAACAAATTACAAGAAGTGAACAATGCTAGTGCGATAAATAATTTTTTCATATGATTTAGTTTATTAGGTTTTTGTTATATTTTTTCTAAAATTTTTTTAATAGAATATTTGATATTAGAAGTAATTTCTTTTTCAAATTTATTACGTCTTGACTCAACTTCTGAATCAAATAAAGTAACTACAGAATTCCACGAATTATCTCCTAATATTACAGTGTACGAATAAACGTGGTTGATTATTTTTACGCTATAATTTTCTAAAATTACGAAAATTTGGTCTTCTTCGTTTTTAATATAACGTTTGTTTGAGATTGGGGTTAACAATAAAACAGTTTCATTTTTTTTTATTAATTTTTCACAAATAGAAACACAATCTTTTTCGTATGTAGTAATTTTTGGGGTTGAAGACCGATAGAATTTAATATATTGTTTTTGGATTAATCGTTTTAATTTGTGAATAATTTGTTTCATAATCTTATATTAGTATTTATTTACAAATATAATGATATTATTTAAATAAAAAAATTAATTATATATTTTTTTTTAACAATAAGCTCCCGAACAATGTGTTTCACCATCAAGACCTTTCATTTTTCCTTTACATACTTGAATAGCGTGACCATTAGCATAAGCACTTGGATATACGTCATATGTAGCCTTTGCAGATGCAATACCTCTTGCACAAAGGGGTGTACCTGTTTTTTTACGACCCTCCATCATGGCCATATCTTTATCATCAATAGACATAGATAATTCCATACCGTCTTTTTTGGTTTCATTCATTAAGAAATCAAATACTTGGTCTAAGTTATTTTTAGATTCTGCAATATGGTCTTGAGCCCAGTCATGTCCATTTTCTAAAATAGACTCAACCATATCATGGTCTAAATCTAATAACAAATCACATTGTCTTCTCATTTGTTCTAAATTACTAAAAAACATGTATCTTTGAGATTCTTGTTCACTTAATACTTTTTTAATAAGTTTAGTTAAGTGTGTTTCATTAAGTTTAACTATCTGTTTCATATTAACTATTTAATCCGTTACCACCGATAAGAACCGCGTTCATTTGAACTACTTCTTGGCCCGCACTATTTATATAGGTTGGATGTAGTGGAATTATTGTAATTACCGAATTGTCACATACTTCTTGACATATAGTGGATTCAGTGTTGGCACTTATTGGCGGTGGTGATACACAATCTTCACAATCTAAAAAGGGTCCTGAAACGTAATAATAATTTGTTTCACCCGAATTAGTTAACCCATCAAAAGTTACGCAAAATGGTGTTTCACGACCAAATTGTATTTCATAAGTAACACCTGTTGTAGGAGCACCAAAGTAACTACAAAAGTTAGTTGCTTCTATATTAATTTGTTCTTCTGTACCACATCGTATAAAACTAAAATTTAAAGACTCTGTAAGACCACTTAAACACGCACAACAATCGTCGTGTAATTGAACAAAGGATATATTTAGAGTTTCCGAGCTTCCTGTTACTGCCCCAACAGTACCACAAAATCGAGCCTCGCTAATATCGAACTCTACTGTGGCCCCCAAAGTTAACGTTGATGCAGAAAGAATGTATACATCATTAGTTATACATTCATTTATAATATAATTTGGCATATCTTTATTTTTTTTTTAATTTCTATAGGTTATAATGTAAAATTTAATAATTTTATCTTATTTAACATTTTGTTTTTATTATAAATATCTTATTAATCTAAATACTTCATATTAACGATTTGAAATTTAACTTGTCGTTTGTATGTATTTATCTCTCCGCTACTATCCACCTTAATATCTATGTAATACTCGTTAGGGATTTTATCTCTAGTATCAAATATAAAATAGTATTCGTTTGGTGTTCTATTAATTTTAGTCCAATCTTGAACCTCAACTTCTGTCTGACCTTCTCTAACATAGACTCTATAATAAGCACTAACATTTTGTAAAAGTTTTTGAGTTGTGTAAGCTTGTTTTATGATAACACCAACTTTTCTAATGTCGGTATTATATATTTTTTCATCTTGTTTGATACCATAAAAATCAAATCCATATAATTTTGGGTCGACAGAATTAGTACCAATTTGAATTGAATTTTTTAATGGTTGTATTGTGAATTCATTAAATGATTGAGGTAATGGGAAACCATTGTAATTTAAGTTATACCATTTATCGGTAAACATACATGGTGTTTGATACCCAATAAGTGGTGGTATAATAACTTCATAAACACCTTTAGTTCTTTGGCAGGTAGTTAATCCTGTTAATCCGGCAATTTCAGTCCCCGAAGAATCCATAATAGTAACATTTGGATTGTTGTCTAAATTGATTGGGTTACCATTATCAAACAAGTACAAATAAAGTTTATTTGTCTTACCTAAAGAGAATAAATTTCTATCGTCTTCAATAAGGTCGTTATAGTTTGTTTCTAAAAACGGTTCGTAAAATGTTTGAGTATGTCTTGTAAAAAATTGAGTTTCATAGGTATCAGTAAGTCCCGATAAGTTTTCAACCTGAGGTTTGTAAGCGATTCCCCATCCGGTTACATTAGTTAATGAACCGTTAATAATTGAATTTATTTCACTAGTCATATCAAAACTAACATTCTCATTACCAAACTCAAAGTGTTGTACGTCAACAATAGTTATTGCCGAATAATTGACCCCCGTACCTGTTGCGGTATTTGTGTTGTCATATATTCCTGGTTCTGTCCAAACCCCAATGGTTGTTGTTTGAAACCAATTTGATGGTCTATCAGAGAAGTTCTTATCAAAGTCACTATAATCGTAGATTAAGTCGGCAAAATCATAACCAACACCCTCATCCCAAATTTGTGGGGTTAGTGGGTCATTATTGATATAAGGAATTCTAAATAATATTAAATCAAATGATGTTGCCCTTTTTCTACCTTGAGATGTTGAGGTATTTAATAACTCAATATCAAAGGTTGAGGTATTCACCATTCTTAGAGTGTGGACAATTGTGTCGGTACAAGTTGTTGAAGTTGAAATTGTGCCGTCATTTATCTTCTGAAATAGTAATGAAAGGTCTAAATCGAATATGAATCTACTATACCCACTAGGGTATTGAGACACTGCGGTAGAACCATAAAATAATTCCGTAACTGGGTTTCTACCAGTATTGGTGAAACTGTTGGATATGATAGTATTGTTCTTACTAAAGTAGGAGTTGTTAATTGACATTTAAGTGTTTTACTTATAAATATCAATTAATTCGGATATTTTGATTTAAGATGGTATTTTCTGCGTCAGCAAGAATTGCATTAATTTCTGCTGCGGTTTGTCCATTACCTGCAGCGACAGGAATAGGTGGTGCCGTGGCAACAGGATGTACGTGTCCAGTAACAAATGAAAATATTTTTCTAAGTAGTGACATTAACTCATCCCCCCTTGTTGTTGGATATGTTTTACTATAAATACTACTTTCGTCACCAACAAATTTATCTTGTGGTATACCATATAAAGTTTGACTTAAACTAATTTTACCTTTAGGTCCTGTAGAGTCTTGTGATAGTAAATAAATTTTTTGGGACCCTAAAATACCATAGGATACATCTGAAGGAACAAACTCGGATGGTGTAACTTTTTCAATCTTAATATCCCCTTGAGGGCCAATAACAGCAGTACCATTTTTGTTTTCCCAAACTAAAAACCACCCACTATTAATTAATCCCATATTTAATTTAATTTTACTATAAAACTTAACATAATTAGTTAATTCCGCAACATCATTTACAACTTGTGATGGCGAGAATTTAGTACCTTTTTGATATGTTAATTTTGATGGTGTAACTACAAAAGGGAATATTTGGTCTTGGGGTATATTACGTAATTGATTATTAACAATATAATTAGGTAAGTCAATAAAATTTTTAAAAACTCCATCACAGAATTTATTAATTAAACTTAATGAATCGTTAAAATTTGTGGCGGTAAATTTAACCTCTTCAATAGGACCACTATAATCAGTACCAACGCTTAAATTAACAATAGTATCGGATTTAAAATTTTTACTATTAACTCGTTGACTAGGAATTACATTATATAAACCAACAGACCCATTAAAGACATTCTGAGTATTTTCTAAATTTTCAATATCCCAAATTATTATTTTTTTAACCACCTTAACATTTTCAATTAATCTAGTTTGGGTTTCTTGAGGTAATAAAAGTTTTTGTTGAGTAAAATTTGAAAGTTGTAAGAATGACCTCAAGGTATTACCAACAGGTATTTGGGTTGTACTTAATACTTTTGTTTTACCCGCTCTAATTAAAACCTCATTTTCTTTAACAACAACATCGGCAGAACCACGGCCTAATAATGCGTTATCGCCTGGTTCAGGAAATACGCCATAACTATCTTTGTTACGATATTGTCCTTCACTATTTTTAATTGAGATACCTTGTTTAATTCTATCACCAGACGCTAAAAATTTCTTAGAACCTTGGTAATATTCAAAAGGTGTTGTCATTGGTGATGAAAACGGACCTTGAATATAGAATTGGTTTTGAAAGTTAAATTTTTTATTTTGGTATATAATGTGTACGTACTCATTTTTTTTTGGTACTTGGCTAAAATAAAAAGGTAATAATGGTAAGAAGATTAATGGGTCTTTTGATGTCCATTTATCAATCTCCTCATTCCAATTGGGAACTGATGCTATAATATCGGTATATGTTTGAGTTTCAGGTATGACTCTAAGTCTACCTAACATCATCGGGTCTTCGTTATCATAAACAATTCCCGGAAATATAATTTGATGTATGTTAGATTCGTCTATTTTCATTATTTACTAGTTCTGTTTTGATATTCTTTAAGAATAGTATTGTAAGTTAATTCTAATTTATCTAAATGTTCGGTCATTTTAATAACGGCGTCTTTGGTAAATTTAAAATCTTCTTGAATAAAATCCATAACAAAAGTCAAATCTTTATTTGAGTGTGATTTGTAATCTTTTATTATTTTTATGGCTTTTTCTGATTGTTCTTTTTTCGTCATAATTACATTTTTTTACCAAAAGAACTCGCAGGAACTGTCAGACCTGCTGGGGTCATTGTTAATGCCCCTACCGCAATTTGTACCTTACCATTTTCCGCCTCTTCCGAAGCCATAGCTTTCATCTGTCCTAACATTTTTAAAACATCTAAATTAGGACTTCCGTCAGGCATTGGTCCTGTTGGAATACCAAGTTTTTGCATTTCCTCAATAGCCCCAATAAATGCTCGAGTTTCAGAATACCCACCCGCAAATTGGGAGGCAAACAATAGTGGTAATGGTATATCACCACCCCAACCTGTTCCCGCAATTTTTAACAGCCACAGAATTTCATCAATAACACTTTTACATTTACGCCAATCTGAAATAAACTGAGCAACAATTATGATAAGTTGAATTAATTTTAAAATTATAATAATTCGTTTATCTAATTTTTCTCTAGCAACGTCTTGGATTACTGATTGTATTAAATTTAAAATATCTTTTTTAATTAGATAAAAAAGTTCTTTAACAAATAACGCTCCAATTTTTGATATTAAATTTATAAAAAACTTTTTAAAGGTTTTCATAAAATCAACAAATGAATTAACACCATCAACAAATGTTTGACCTATTGACTTTAACATTACAAATATTGGTAATAATATTTTTGGAGATAGTAGAGCGGCGGCAATTCCTTGAACAATTAATTTAAGGAAGTTTAAATCTACCGCGGCTTTAATATTACCCTGAATAGCAAATCCTTGCCATTCGGGATTATTAATTAACGTTTGAGTTAACGCATCCGCAGCATCAACTAAGTCCTTATCCTCAATAAAATTTAATGTACCTAAATCATTTAGAATATCATCATAATTAACCGGTAATTTAACATTACCACAATCTTCAAATTCAACCACACCATTTTTAATGTTAGTAACTCTTTGGTCTATATTACGTAAATCAATATCTGTGAATTCAAAAAATGACTCATCAATATCGTCTAATTCCGCCAATTTTGCAATACCACTAACATCAATTTCTTTTTTATTGTCAAAACATAAACCTAAAACCCTTTGGATTATCATCATAAATTTACTAGTATCTTCGGCTTGAGCAACACCAACATTAGCACTAATAGATATCGCCCCACTTAATGACTCCATAATATTTGCCATAATATTTGTAAACTCAACAACCTTAATTGTTCTATAATAATCCGCTAAAAAAGTACCAACCTTATTAATACTACCTATTCTATTTGCAAGAGTTACCTTAAACCAATGTCCTGTCTCACCTAAAGCGTTTATAGTAACGTATTGAATATCAAATAATGCTTGTCCTGATTGACCAATATATTGTGCTCCATTATCGGTTGAATAAGGGTTACCACTTTGTATTCTTTCATATAATTCTTTATTCATTGAGAATGGATAAAGTTGTATTGCAATTGGGTTTTTTTCGTATAAGACTTTTCCATCTTTACTTGCAGGTACTTTCTTTAATAGATTGATTAAATCTATTGAACTTACTTTGACATAGATTACCTGTGCGGCATATGTTTGTTGTTGGTCACAGCCAACAGCGTTTATTGCTTCTTCCTGAAGAATTTCGATGATTTGAGGTTCAATATTCTTAATAGTTCTAATTAAGGTTTTTTTAACGTAACTAATTGTACTAGCACCTTTACCGCCAGTAAGGTTATTAATGTCTAATAATTGTTCAAATTGATTTTTGATTTCTTTTTGAAATCTTTTAGTTTGTTCTTTAACTTTATCTAAAGATTCTGTAACGTTTTCTTTTGCAGTATCAAAAGACTCTCCGGCAGTTTTAGAGGTGGTGTCATATTGAGATTTTAAATCTTTGTATGAGGTTGTTGCCGAAATCTTTTTTTGTGCGGATTTATAATCAACCCCTAAATCTAATGAGCCCATTTTAGTTAGTTTTTCATTTTGTAAGACCCATCAGGTTTAGAGGCATCTTTTTGTATTAAATTTTCTAATAAATCATCATCCACACCTAAATCAGTAATTGAGAAACCACCACTTCCTGCGGAGTTAGACTTTTCCCACATAGTAGATTGTAGTTTAGATAATGTTAATTTTTTTTCAACACAGTCGTTAATAATTTTTTGTTGTTTTTCAATAACAGGACCTATTAGAGTCATATCCTCAGGTTCTTTCATCATTGTCAACATTTTATTTTGTATTCTAATAGCCGTGTTTCTTTGCTCAACAAGTTCATTATAAATTTCTTGCATCAAAGATAACATTGACTCCTTAGTTAAATTAATTTCTTTTTTTTGCGGTCTTCCCATTACAATAAATATTAACTATAAAATTTTATTTAACCATATTTTGCACTAAAGTATAATACATCGATTTGTATTTCTTCATTGACCCCCTAATTTCTTTGGTTGACAAATTTGTCATTTCCCTTAATGAAAGTAGTATTATATTTTTATTAAATTTATTATTATCATTACCAATAAAAATAGATTCATAGTTCTCAAAAAGGTCATGTAAGGCATACCCTAATTTGACTTCATTATCCGATAAATTTTCATTTTTTAAAAAATTGTCTAACTCAAGTAAAAAGTTTTTGATTACTTTTTCTGAGTCAATACCTTCTTTTTCAATACTGTACGAAAAGTTGGGGTTATTTTCCAAACTTGTGGAAATATCCTCATATGATATTTTTCGGTTAGTTTCTTTTTGGTCCTTAATGATTTGCCCCATAAGATAGTTCTTACAGATTGTACCAAAATATGAATAAGCTTTTTTCTCCCTAGAGGGTTTAAACTTTTCAATTTTTGTCATTAAGAATGAGTGAGTGTCTACATGTATATCCGTAAAGTCCATGTCTTTTCTATATAATTTGTATCTTCGTATTATTGAAGATATCATCTTATCTAAAGGTTTTTTTAAAAAATCGTTATAAATTTTATTTCTTTCTTCGTAAGTTGTTGCTTCTAAAAATCTAACAACGGCCAACTCTTCTGGAACATCAAAATAATTTAATTGTTTAGGTTTTCTACCTTTCTTCTTTAACTCAACATTTGTATCTCCTGTTAAATTAATAATTTCTGTCATTAAACTGTTTGTGGTTCATACTTTATGGCTCTGTCATTAATAAAAAAGTATTCTTTTTTGGCAGAGTCAATCCAAAATCTTACTTCGTCTTCTGTTAATCTATCGTCGCCATTTTTATAATTCCAAAAAATAGAACCATCTCTCAGGTTAGTGTGTTTATAACCAATCTTAGGTATTGACATAAATTTAACTGAATTATGTGTCATTCTTAAGAAGAATTCGTAACCAAATGTTAATTTGAATGAGGATTTAATTAAACCAAAATCAATAAACGATGATGTTTTAATTACCATACCAGAAATTTGAAAATTTTGATATTCTAATAAAGTTTCATTAGTTAAAATACCCATTTCAGGTGTGAAGTTTGCCGCAAATGTCGCTTCATTAGTAAATCCAGCAAATTTACCTGTTTGGTCTGTATCAACAACAATAGGTAAGAACGCGTCAACCTCTGAATACGCATTAGAGTAAACCTCAACGTTTTTGAACCAAATGCTCGAATACTCATCATCAAACTCAAATAGAGAAACCCATTTAGATTTTGCGGACCTTACACCGTAATTTATTTGTGATGCGTAGTTTGCATCTTTTGTCCACTCAACTTTAATAACGTTTAAAGTTCCAAAATCAAATTGATTGATATAATCAACAATATACGTTTCGTTAGTGTGAACGATAATTAATTCATTGATACCAACTTTTTGATTTTTTAATGACTCAATACATTTTTCAAAGTATTCAGTAAATCCGTTTGCTTTTCCTGACTTAATTGGTAAAATAACCGATACGTCAAATTTTTGTGTGTTTTCCATATTATTCTTCAATAATTTCTAGTTTAGTTAATTGTTCTTCAAATGAAGTAAGTCTTGTGTTAACGTAATCGTTAAATAACTTTACAGAAACCTCATCGAATTCTTTTTTTGTTGATAAATTCTCAACAGTTTTAATCATTTCCTCATATAAATTAGGGTTAACATTGTCCTCTAACCAATTTTGTAGGAAGTCCGCAACAAAATCTACCATTTGATTCTTATTGTTAATCCAAATACCATTATTCTCTGACATCCAAGGGGGTAGTAAGTTTGGTGTTAAACCTAAGACAGGAACTCCACAAGTCATTGACTCTAATGGGAATGTACCATAAGCACTTTTGTCATCAATCCATACAGATAAGAAACTTTCTTTTAATGCTTTGGCAAATTCTTCTTCAGATAAACCTCTCATATCTCTAAAAGTAACCCATCTATATTGTGGGAATTTTATATAGAAAGATTTAATTAAATTAACGGAATCTCTTTGTTCTCTTGAATGAACCGCAATGATTGGTTTTGGGGGTAATGTTTGTTTGGTGAATGATTCTGAAATAAACGGTCTTAAAATATCATAAGAAATACCTTTCATTAAATTTTCTAAAAACTCCATTTGAGATTCTGATGTGGTAATACATTTGTAAAAACCTAATTGTGACCAAGATTGTCCTGGTTGCAAGGTTTCCAATACGTGGTCATAAGCTTGACATAGTACAATTTTACCACAAGGTAATTTAGAAATTTGACTCATCACAAATCCGTATAATTCAGGAATAACAATAAAGTCTTCAGGTGAAACTTCTAAGTTTTCGCCTTCAATTGATTTATGGGGTAATGATGTCATGTATGATTCCCCTAACCATCCTGATACGCCAGTGTAGTCAGGTTTCTCATGTAAAATGATTGGGTTATACCCTTCATTTAATAATGACATCCCTAAATTATAGATGTAAGCAATTGATGATTTGGCGTTACCCTTAGTATCCTGAACTAAAAGATAGATTCTTGATTTCTTATCTTTCATGTTTTGGATTGACTGTTCTAATTTTGAAATTTGTTCTTTATTCATGGTATTAGTATTTGTTTAGTAATTTTTTATTTAAAAGTGTGTTAAACGCTAATTTAAATGGTATTGATATTTCTGAACCTTTACCTGCTAAGGTTTCATCAATTTCATCTGTGACATCCATAATCACTTCTAACATTAGTTTAATTGTTTCGTATTTTACTATATTAATTTGTGTACTCTCAGTTTCGCCAGAAGACGATAATGAATCTTGATTTATTTGAATGTATTCATCAATCTTGTCTAAATCCAAATAGTAATGTTCTCCTAATATTTTTAACATTATAAAATAGTTTTTAATTTATCTTTTAATTCTTTGATTGTGTTTATTGTGTGTTCCGACTTAACATTATTATTATAAATTGTTTCATATTTAATTAATATCTTATCTGATGGATGGTCTAATAATAATGCAGGATTTGCCGTAAGTAAAACATCAATTTCATTCCACATGGAGTTAATTGTTGAATTACTATAAAATTTTACTTTTTCCACTAAACAACCAAATTTTGATAGGAAGAATAATGAGGCTGGTTTTGATTTACCTATCTCATCGGAAACAATTAATAAATCGTGATTGTCCCTTAAGTTAACATATATTTCATTTAAATCGTTAAATGTTGAATACTCTGATGACTGTGAATGACCAAATACTTCCATTGGGAATTCTTCATACAGAAATGTGAATAATTCATCATCAGATTGAAAGGTGAAATGACTTCTAAGGTCCAAACTTGTTACGGGAAGATTTATCTCATATTTAAAGGAATCCTCATCTTCAAGACCGTCCGTTTTATCTATCATATATTTTTGATAGGTTTGTTCTATTTTATCCAATGTGTTTCGTAGAACTCCATTAATTTCTATACCTATTCTCATATACATAAAAAAATATGTAAAAAACCCAATAAGTAAATTAAATTAAATTTATACTTATTGGGTTAATAATAATTTTAGTTTTCGTATCTTTTTAAGATTTTACTTATTAAAGGATTTCTAACAACATCTTCGTGGTTGAATTCAAATGTTCCGATGTCATCTAAATTTTGAAACTTTTGTAGTGCGTCCCATAAACCTGTTTGAGTTTTGTCTTTATGTCGGTCAAATTGTTCTAAGTCACCTGAAAGGAAGAACTTAGAATTAAACCCAATTCTTGTCAATAGTAATTTCATTTGACTTGGAGTTGAGTTCTGAGCCTCCTCAAACAATAGAATTGAATTGTCAATATTCATACCTCTCATGTACGCTAACGCAAAAACTTCAATTGCCTCAATTTCTTTTAATTTTTCTCTAGCTTCTTTACCAATAATTTTATTTAATAAATAATACGATGGGAAAATATAAGGGTCTAATTTTTCTTCAACATTGCCAGGAAGTGACCCTAATTTTTCTTCTGCTTCAACCGCAGGTCTTACGATAATAATTTTTTCATAAGGTGTTGTTGGGTCTGACAATAAGTCCACCGCAGCTTTCATGGCAATATAACTTTTACCAACACCAGCAGGTCCTGAACAAATAGTAATTTGACTATTAGTTAAAATGTCATAATACTTTTTTTGATTTACGCTTAAAAACTTTTCTTTAGTTTTTCTTTTAATAATCTGACTAATTAAGTCTTTTTTACTCACCGGTTTATTGGTGGTCTCCGGAGTGGGGGTTATTGTTGGTTTTCTTTTTCGTTGTTCAGCCATAGTTAAATTGTTATTGGGTATCTTAATCGGTTATATATTGATAAATTCATTATACCATTACTTTAATTATTAATCATTTGTGTAAATTACTGTAGTACTGGTATGTATTTTTTTAATTTATCATAATTTTTATTAACAAACGGCACTAATCCATTTTGATAGTCGTTCTTTAATTCTATGTCATTTGATTGTTGAACCCCCCTTGTTTGGCTTTCATAATGGTAAGCAACTGAATTACCATCAATTAAATTTTCAAAACCTAAGGATAGACATTTTAAATTTAATTCAACATCTTCAAAACAAGATTGGTAGACCTCATTAAAATAACCGCATTTTTCAAACATTGTTTTTCTAATCATTAGTAATGCCGCTGTTGAACCTACTACCTTGGATATGTTTGTATAATATCCGTAGTATGTACGTAACCCAATATGAGTTGCTTGTAGTCTTTTTAATTTGTCCACAAAAACAGTAATCCCATTATGTTGTACTGTGTTATTTTCGTAATGTAATCGACACCCAACGGTTCCAGTTTTATTGGTGTCTTTGAATATCTTTAACATGTTATATATTACATTATTCAGTATTTTAATATCGTTATTACAAAATAAAATAAATTCATACTCATTAGGTATATGGTTTGTAACCACATCATTATTTATTTTTGCAAAATTGTAATAATCATATTCAATTAAAGTGATGTTATTCTTATTACTAATTAACTCTTTTAATTTTGTTTTACTATCATCAGAGGAGCCAGTGTCGGCGATAAAAATATGGAAAAGAGTGGGGTTACAATGTTCGTAAAATGATTCAACGCAATTTTGGATTAATTCAAACTTATCTTTTGTTGGGATAATAATTGCAACTTTACCAATATTTTTAATTGGTTTTTCAATTACTTTAGGAACGTAAACACTGTTAGGTTTTAAATCTAATGGTAATATAGACAAGAATTTCTCTAAAAATTTAACCTTACTTTCAAAAAATTCGTTATTCGGTTGTCCTACAGATTCATGTGTGATGTCAAAAGAAAACGTAACACCAATCTTAACATTTTCAATATAATTACTTAAACAAAACGGATGGTCATAAAAGTGAAATTTCCCAATCGTTTCGTCAAACGTGTTTTTAATTTTTGTTTTGTCGAATGACATAAATAACCCATCAATAGTTACAACAGGTATCAGTTGAGGTATTTTTGCAGAATATTTGTTAATCCATTTATTTTGACCTACAGGGTGGTGATAAACATGACCAACCATAGTTGTTCTCATTTCCTCCCAGTATACCCCTGATTCAGGGAAATAACATGACCCCGCCTTACCAATAATTCCATAGTCAGGATTATTTTCAAAATCACTAACTAGTTTCTTACCCCAATTTTTTTCTAATTTAATGTCGTTATGACAACAAACAACAATATCATATATAGATTGTGATATACCTTTGTTATATACCTCAGCCAAACTATACTGATTATTGTTTTGGAATTCTAATATCTGTACATTTTTTAACCCAACAGTTTGTAACAAATGTTGTTTAAATTTGTTATTATATGTTTCGTCTTTATGGGTTGAATATATTATTGTTATCATATATGGTTATCTCAATAAATTATAGATGGATAATGGTTTATTAAAGTGTGTTTTAGTTAATGATTTGTTATAACATTCTTTTGCAAAATGCCCATCAGCATCATACTTGTTTATAAAAAATTGACTAACCCCAACAGTATTTCTTGAAATAATAAAATTGTGACTATCAATCTGTCTAACATCTATTACTTTACCAACAAGTCTTGTGGTTCCATCTTTGTTTAATTGTATAAATGAAATAAAGTCAGAATTACAATTCTTAATTGTTTCCCATAATTCAGGATGTACTGAGGTGTCATCATCATTAAAGTATATATAACCATCATCAATTATGTTTAAAGCATAATTTCGTTGGGCATGACCAACTACACTACCTTTTTCTCTATATAAATGTGGCTCACAATTTAATGGGATTAATTCCTTTTTTGGTAGTTCATCCATATCAAAGACAACAATCCATCTATAATTTTCTTTTGGTATATTAATAGTTTCACTAATTACATGTAGATTCTCAGGTCTACTACACGGTGTAATAATATTTAAAAACATTGTTAATTAATTTTAATTACCCAACTAGTATCTTGGAACGTTTTATTTGGTTCACCCACTTTTTCTTTAATTGATTGGACTACCCCACTCCATACAGGATGAAAATCATGACCACCAATAAAACCACCTTTAACAATTAATGGTTTATAATTATCAATATCTTTATTTACTTGGGCATAAGTGTGAATACCATCAATATAAATAAAATCAAAACTTTCATTAATTAATTCATTAATTGCGTCATCAGATGTTTGTTTGATTAAACGGATATTACTGAATGTTTTAGTATTTGATATAAATTCTTCGTATACCTTATTTAAATCCATATGATAACAAGTTATATCATTTAAGTCATAATCATTAAGAAATGGGTCTATTGAGATAACTTCTTTAAAATGTTTCGCAAATATTTTAGTAGACTCACCAGCATACGAACCAATCTCAACCATTCTCATTTTAGTAGTATCCCCAAATTCATTCAGATATTGTATTAAATCCATTAAACCTTTGGTGTAATGCTCATCTCTCATTACATATAGTTTATTAATTTTTTCTTTATTTACCATTTTTTTAAATTTGTAAAATTTTTATGAGGGTAAATAGAACCATTGGTGTAGTTATTAAAACTACTTAGAATTCTATTTGGGTGTTCATTAATATGTTCAGAGTCTTTTATAAAAATAGAAACATAATCCGACCATATATCCATTTCTTTATCACTAGTGTAGAGCTCAAGAACCTCACAATTATACCCATTACGTTTACCCCAATTAGACATGGCGTTTCCACTATCAGGAAAAAATCTCCAGCAGTCAACAGGATATCTATGAAAATCCCCGTTTGATGGTGCGTTTAAATAAAAAAGACCTGAAGGTTTCAGAACCCTCATAATTTCCAAAAAATTCAACCAAAAAAATTCACTATGTTCAAAACAAGATGAACTAATAACATAATCAAAAGAGTTATCTCCAAAAGGTAAGACATATTGGTCTTCAAGTACGACATCAACACCAGGTCCTGAGCCTAAATCAACCCCAATATATTCCATATTTTCAGGGGATAATGAACGGATGTTAAACCCTCCAATATAAGAACCAATTTCTAATATTTTACCCGAATCTTTTTTATTATAAATGTAATTCGTAAAAAATCTTTTTGAGTTATCTTCAGCAGTTTTGTGCATAATATTAATTATATACCTGTAGAACCAAATCCGTTATCGTTTCTATCTTTTTTGGCCACTTCATTTTTTTCATCTAAATAAACCCAACCACCATTAACTACGGGGCATAAAACTGCTTGAGCAACTTTCATACCTTTAGTAATTGTAAAAGGTTCTTTATTTGTGTTGAATATAATCACTTTTACTTCACCTGTGTATCCATTATCCACTGTTCCTGGTGAGTTTAAACACATTAAACCTTGATTAATTGCCAATCCACTTTTAGACCTAACTTGGATTTCATAACCATCTTTAATATCAAACGATAGTCCAGTTGGGACTAACCCTCTACCAAGACCTTCAATTGTCACATCTTCAACTGAATATAAATCAAAGCCAGAATCACTTGCGTAATTATAACTTGGTGTAACCGCATCAAGATGTAGTTTCGTAAATCCTAAATCCAGTTTAGGTTTATAGTTTTTCATATCAACTTCTAATTGTTTGACATCAATACCAAACTCGTCAAGTATTTGATTATAGTCAATATCATCATTTTCTGGCGTTGATAACATTAATTTTAACTCTTCCGCTTTTTTCTTTAAAAAATCTAAATCAAATTCTTCTGTCATTATTTAAGTTCTTTTAATTTTTTTATCACCTCAATTAATACGTTAACATCTCGTTCGCAGTATTCTGAGATTTCTTTTAATTTTCCGTGATTCCAATATGAATCGTGTACTTTATCACCAGTAATTTCGCCCTCTTTTGAAGATGGAACATCCATTGACGCACACATTAAGTCTAATGAACCAATTGCAGTGTAAGCACCGTATTGCCAAATTTCTTTAGTGTCAATAGCTTTAATTTCCCATGGTTTTGTATCGTATGATGGTAGAATTGATGGTGGAAGTAATCCATTAATAATCATTCTTTTGGCAATCATCGGAATATCAAAATTCTTTAAATTATGACCACACAAAAAGAAATCCAATTTTCCGCAACGGTCCAATAATTTCTGACAATCACGTAATAATTGTTTCTCATCATCACCAAAAAAGGTTTGTTTTTTAACTTCACCATTATCCATAACAAAGGCGACACTAACACATACAATCTTTGCAAATTCGGGAACCAATGAGGTTCTTGTTGAAAATATAATATTTTGTCTTTCATCTTCATTTTCTCCCTTAGTTGAGTCTTCGGGGAATCGTTTTAAAAACCAATCTAAATACTTATCAAATTGATGTGCAATCTCGGGATGATTTTTAACACAAGTGTCAAAGTCTTTTTCAATCCCAACGGTTTCTATGTCAAGAAACAAAATTTTAGTAATAGGTATTTTAATCATTTGTATCTAAATTTTTTATTATTTCAGGATTTTGTTTTAATGTTTGTATTGTGATTAAATCTTTAATTTTAGTTGTTGACCAATTGTGAGACCTTGTAGTGTAAACGACATTAACTGGTAGATGGTCTCCTGTAAATCGTTTACCAATATAATCGTCACCCAAAATTCTAACATCAGGTTTAAAAAACTCAATTAGTTTTACTAAATCTTCTTCAGTTTGATATGTTACAACGTCATCAACATACTTTATTGACATCAAAGTTTTATATCTTTCATATAATGGAACAACTGGTTTATACTTTGTAAATCTTGTTTCGGACGGGTCTCTTTGTAAAAAAACCATAAAGTAATCACAATGTTCTTTTGCCGCTTCAAAAGTGTAAATATAACCTGGGTGTAGTAAATCAAAATTACCTGCGGTGAACCCAACTTTACCTTTTTTATTATACATATTATTTATTTAATTAATGATTTATAAAATTCTGCTCTATCTTTAGTTACGTTATTTAAATCGTATTTGTCTTTAACTGTTTCATATAATCTTTCCCCCATATCAGTAATTAAATTAGGGTTTTGGATTAACTTTTTAATATGTTTAGACCAATCACTATGATTTCTATGTTCAGGAACTAACATTGCGTTACCATCAACAAAATTACCATTTTTTAAACAATGTTTCAAGTCAATTGTATAAGGACCAATTTCTGAAGCAATTAACGCTTTCTTATAAAATCCTGCCTCAATAACTTTTAATTGGGATTTCATTCTATTAAAGATGTGATTTTTAATTGGTGATAAAGAAATATCAAGCTTTGAATAATTCATTGCGTAAGATGTTACAGGTTTAGTCCATACTCTAACATAAGGTAATTCTTTGTTAGAAACATAATCACCTTCTTTATATTCTATTAAAAATTTTTTATAATCTTCATCCACTAAATTATAGTTGTTTGTAAAAATTTCTTCATATTTTGACCATACAGTTTCATGAGGTAAAATATCTCTACGTTTTTGTTCACCTGTTTGCGGATTAATTTCAGTAACACTACCTCTAGTGTCAAAACCACAAATAACATATTGAATTTTGTTATTAATTTCAGAACCGTTTTTTTGTGTAAAACCTTGTAATAACATTAAGTCATGTAAGTGAGATGAACCACCTAACCACCCAACTCTGATTCTATCTGATTTGACAGTCGGTTGATTAAATTGAGGTTCTTTTGGGTTAATTGCGTTAGGGAATACAACAACGTTCTTATTAAATTTTATAATTTCATTTGCAAAAATATCCGTTGTTGTCATAACATAATCGGCTTCTTTTAAATTTGCAACAATTTTTTCGTTAATTTTTTGTTGTACAATTATTTGATGAATAGGATGTTCTTTTGTCGGTAACCAATAATCATCAATATCAACAATGACAATAACCCCAATTGATTTTAAATTTCTAATAATATTAGGTGTATTATCGTAGTTACTTCCAATATTTCTATGTACGTGTACAATTTGGTATTTACTCCAATAACTCGGGTCACCAATTCTTGGTTCGTAGTCAATGTCTACGTGAAAGTCATCGGGATATAGATTTTGTAAGTGTACGTGGGGGTCGACCGAGCGAAATTTCCCAACACCACTTTTATCACTTGGTAGTACTAAAACATTAATTTTTTCTTTCATATTATAAAATTCTCTAAAAAATATAATAAGAAATTAAAGAAATATCAACCGTATTAAAATAAAAAAACCCCACATAGTTATGAGGGGGTTTTTTATTTAATGTAAACTTCTCTTTAAGGTATTTTTTTTATCTTAGTAACCTTACCCTCAAATATATGTTTACCTACCTTAAAGGAAAATATTTCATTTGATTTTTGGGTGGATTCGGCAATTAATCCATTTTCTTGTAGCACTTCTTCAACAACCTCTCTTAATAATTCTTTTAAAGTTGATAAATCTTGAGTTGGTATTGATTGTTCTACCATTCTATTTGGTTGATGGCCTTTTGGACTTCCTTTAGCATCAAGATTCATTAATCTAGACGCTTTATCAATCAAATCATTAGATAATGACGGCCCCGCCATTGAGTTTGGTTGATTGATGGGGTGTTCTATCATTAATCTTTTAATCTCATCAGGTAATTTAGAAGACATTACTCTATCTTTAGTTATTGGTTGTTGATGTGATGGGGATGATTGAGTAACTGATTCCTGCATAAATTCTTGTGGTAAATTATATTTAGCTTGTGGAGCTTCATAATTTTCTACCGTTGGACTTGTCATATTTAAATTATTACCCGACCTTGGGGTGTTATTATGCTTATCCATAATAGCTTTAGATATCATTAATTTTTCTATTAAGTCGTTTTCGTTTGTCATATCTTATATTATTGGAGGTTGTTAATTAAACACTGCGTTAATAATAATTCTATTCATGCTTTTGTCTCCTGATGGATTATACCCTGGTTTAGACGATTCAAATTTTTCTCCCGTTGGTTTAAATGATAATATTTTATCAACTCTGAATAATCTCCACCCTGGTAAAGGTTGTTCTCCCTTATATGCGGTATGAGAAGACCCTTCATTATCCCAAGCTCTTAAAACAGGATTATCTGACTTACTATACCCAAGACAAACAGGTTCAATTTCTCTTAACCCTCTACCACCTGGTTCATCACCATCATAGTAAATTACTATCTTATCTCTTTTTTTTATAGCATCAACGATTGAATCAATCGATGCTACTTCTAAAATAAGGGATTTAACTGTATTGTAAAGTTTCATTACGCACTTGGTGTAGTGTATGGTGAGTTAGGTTTAAATTCATTAATAACTATCTCAGCCTTTCGTTCTAAGATGTCTTGAATTGCTCCCGCACCTTGATTATAAACATCTAAAAATCCTCCAGTACCTTTACCTTGAGCATCGCCATCAGCGATAGCGTCAGGATTAACTGCCGAATATTGATTTGTTGGTTTATAATCATTCTTTGGGAATAACTTTGCTCTTTCCATGTCAGCGATTGATGACAAGTCATTTTTAGGTTGTTCAAACACAATTGGGTCTATTGTCGCCATATTATATTATTTTTTTAATTAAATTGTTTATTCTGATTAGATTCTCCATAATAGCGGTATCATATTTATCAACAGTTGCTTTATGACTTTTACTTGGTCTATTAATTGTTGTCATGTCATTCTTTTCATGTGGCTGAATAAATTGATTAGGCAAAACCTCAGATTTATTCTTTTTAGTATTGTATACATTATCTCTCATTGAAGTTAAAGTATTGTGAACCCAATTCTTAACATAATGGCCACCATTCAATATATAAGATAAATCATTTTCATCACCCTCAAACTTATCAAACCAATTTTTCATTCGTTTTAATTGTTGATATGTAACCTCACGACTATCTCTTAGTTCTTTGTTTCTCTTATAACCCTCAACACTTTCGTCAGCACCTCCTGCGGCATCATGGCACTGTTGTAAATAACTTACAACCTCCTCAGGTAGGGAAAATTTATTTCCGTATAAGTCCTTATTCATTTGATTTTAATATGTTAATTAATTTAGAAATACTGATACCTTCTTTATCCGCTAATTTTTTAATTGATTGTAAATTTTTAACTAATATCTTACTAACGCTTTCATCACGTTTTACAACGTCTGAACTATCTTTAGATTTCTTAGTTAAGATATCCTCAACCATTTTAATCATTTTTTCTTTTTGTTGTTCTTCAATACTATCTTTTTCAGAAAGTCTTTGTTTTAATTTGCCATTAACTTTTTTAGCTTTAGGTAATTTACCAAATTCTTTCGCTCTTTGTACCGGATTTTCAACACCCATTTTTTTCAATATATTTACCGTTTGTCTAAAATCTTTTCCTTCGGTCTCAACATACCCAAAGGCTTCTGAATAATCAACTTCCGAAACAATATTTTCTTTTTTGTCTTCACTCTCACCATAATAAACACGGTAACCTCTTGTTACAGGGTCATTAGTTGTTCTAGCCATAACAACAGTCTGGTCCATTGTTTTTCTTGGTGAAAGGGTTAAATTTATTAAAGGAATTTTTGAACTTAACATTGTTCCATCAGAATCAACTAACTCTCCAATCTCACCTGAAGATTTTTTTACATCTTTTAATTTATCCTCAATATCTTTTGTTGTTTGTTTTTCTTTTGAGTTTAAAACATTATATACAACATCTTTAACTTTTTTTGCATCTTTTTTATCGAAGTCTATTTTTTTGTCTTTTTTTCTAGATTCACTTAAAGTGTTAGCAATAGAATAGTATAAGGAGATTTGGTTACCCCTATCTTTTAGAAAGAAGTAATAATTATTACTGTAGTATTCTTTGTTAAAATTTATCATAACATATTTTTCAATAAATACTTCGATTTGGAGTATTTATCATAAAAAAGATGGCAAGTCAAAATATAAATCAGTATTATCGTCCAAATTGGTCTCTAAAACTTAATTTAGACTCTAGTGATATGTCTTTGACCTCAGATGAACAAGACTACAATCAAGAAGTTGTTTTTTCACCATATTTGATTGCTCAAACATATGGAGACAGACTCCCAATTTATTTTGACATTAACAATCCTTTAAGTGTTCAAAATCAAACACTTTTGTATAAACAATACAATAATAATAATATTTTTGTATCTCAAAATTATTACAACCCAAATAATGAAGATTTAACTTGTTATTCATCATCAACATCATGTGATATTGGGTTAACAGGTATTGATAATGGATTAGTCGACCAAATGACCGGTGAAACGATAACATTTACTAAAGGATTATACTCTGATTATTTGAAATTTAATAGAATGTACTATGACCGAAGACTTAAGTTACACCAAGTTACAGGTCACACTATGTCACCTAATGTAAGATTTTCAGGATTCAATAAAACCGTGTTATACGAAGTTGTTAGTAAATCAAGCCCTTTTGAAGGTAGGTACCACGAATTATACGGTGGGTTTTATCAAGGATTTTATAAGTTATTTGGGTTTGATTATGAAGTTTTCCCTGAAAGAATGAATAAAGGGTGGTCGGTTGAGATGGTATTAAAACCAAGATTATTCAACGAACACACTCCATTACCAAATGAAACAACTCTTAATGAAATTTATCCAAATAATAAAAATACTTTTTTTTATTTTGGGACTAGAGCTGAAAATAAATTTTATCACCATGCAAGTGGTAGTCCATTATGTTTTTCAGGTTATAATAGAGTTACATCAGGTTTAACTGAACTACAAACATGTGCATGTTGTAATAGAACAATTACGGATAGTAGATGTATTTTTGTTTATCCACCTAGGTCAGTGAATAATATCCATGACCCTCACGTTAATTATGGTTGTGGTAGTTGTAAGGGAGACCCACAAAAAAAAATTACGTGTGGTTGTGATTGTAATTTAGACCCATGCGAAACTTGTGGATGGGAGTGTCAAACACACGTATGTAGTACGGTTATTGAACCAACCCCAACACCTTCACCAACGCCAACCCCAATACCTGATTGTGAACTACCACCTGTTTGCTCTCCATCATGTGATGTTTGTACACCAACCACGACTTGTTATAATTGTAATACAGGATTTACATCAATTGAAAATACTTGTGAGACAAACCCAATATATGATTCTATGTCAAACGCGTTATCTTTTAGATTATGTGGCGACCCAAAAAACCCTGGTATTGGTGTTAGAATGTTAAAATTTACAGGAGATTGTGTTACTACAGGCTCTTGTGAAACAAGTGGAATTACTTACACTACAGGACACACTATTGTTGATTATTGTACGCCGCCAATTTACCCTACATGTTTATTAGAGAATCCTGCGTGGTTAGATGAGGAACATTGGTTCCAAGTAGACGCGGTATGGGAAAGATATACATGGTTAGATACTTGCGATTTATGGTATCGAGGAGGACTTGGTGATATAACTGAAAAACTTTATTTAGAGTCACTAGCCAATAATGCATCGTCATTAATAACTGTACCATACACACAAATTGACTGTAAACCATCAGAACAAATCGAACTGGTCAGGTTAAATGAAAAATGGTTAATTGATAAATTATACAGAAACGGAAGACTTAAAATTTATGTTAATGGTAAGTTATTCCATACTATAGAAAATTTTGAGGAAATCATCCCAAGAGGATTAGATACTGACAAAGAAAAACAAGTTGGGGTTCCGTTTAATATATCGTGGGGTGGGGGTACTCAAGGACTTAGAGAAAATTTAACTTTTTCATCAATAACACAACCTTACGGACCATATATACAAGACCCTGAAAATTTCCCAATTAATGATTTATCAGGAACAACATTTAGTGGATTAAAAACTAATATATTAATTGAGCAAAATTTTGCGGGAACTTTTGATGGTGCTATTTCACAATTTAGAATGTATGTTACCCCATTATCGGCACCTGAGGTAAAACACAACTTTAATTTATTAAAAAATATTTTCAGAATGTTTAATCCTGATTGTCCTGACTGCTCAACATCGGTTTGTTTACCTAACGACTTTACCTACAAAATATCCGATGAGACAACCACAACAACCACCACGGCAAATTTAACAACAACAACTACAACCTCAAATTTAACAACAACAACTACAACCACATATTCACCAACAACAACTACAACCACATATTCACCAACAACAACTACAACCACATATTCGCCAACGCCTACACCAACAAAACAACCATCGGTAAGCTGGCCCCCAACTTCAACACCAACTTCAACACCAACACCTACGCCTACGCCTACGGTTTATACACCTGGAGAGTGTATTCGTTTTATTGATGAAGGAACGACTTGTAGTGGTACAATTGTATTACCATCAAATATAAATCCTTCACCTCAGATTAATGGTAAATCATCATATTATTTTACTTATTTTGCTCTCGCACCCCCCACCTTATTAATGAGGATTTCTTGGGATAATATAAATAATTATTGGATTTTAGAGGATATGACCACATATTATCCATTACCTGACCCACTCGCATATCTTCCTATAAATAGTCCAACACCAATTGGGTCAATGGCTCAATGGGTGGCACTACCAAGTCTTATAGGTAGTTGTCTATATGGTGGCGGTAGTGGTAGTGAGGGTCCACTTTTTCTTACGACTACCGGTATTGGAGATTGTTCACCTTGTTGCAAAACATTCCAATTATATAGTGGATTTGGACCTGGAACTGGTTCAACGTATCAAATTTTATATTGTGATAATACTGTTGAAGTTATTGATGTACCATTATATGTTACCATAACTTATAAATGTGCTATCAATGTAATTAAACTTAATGGTGGAGGAACTGTAACAGTTGTTGATATCAATTGTGATTGTGACCCAAATAATCTAACTTTATTTAATGAGCAAAAATTAGGTAGAATATTTATTGAGGACAAAAGAGATAACAAATATTTAATTCAAGATAAATTAACAATACCTAAAACAACTATAACTAAAAAAGAATGGGATGGTAATGTTTGGTGGGGTAATCAAGGCAACACACCGCAATGTGTTGGTTATGCTTGGGCACATTGGATTTGTGATGGGCCAATAACTCATAGAGGAGCTTTACCAATAATCCAACCATCGTTGATTTATCGTGAAGCTCAAAAGGTTGATGAATGGCCGGGTGAAAGGTATAACGGTACGTCTGTTAGAGGTGGTGCAAAATATCTAATGAGTTCAGGTAAAATATCATCATACTTATGGGCGTTTGATATTAACACACTAATTAATACTGTGTTAAATGTTGGACCAGTCGTTGTTGGAACCAATTGGTATTATAATATGTTTTTTCCTAATAAAAATGGTTTAATTCGTTTAAGTGGACATATTGCGGGAGGACACGCTTATGTTATTAATGGAGTGAACACCATCACAAAACAATTTAGAATTAAAAATAGTTGGGGGAAAGCTTGGGGAGTTTCAGGACATGCCTATATAAGTTTTTCAGATATGAAAAGACTAATAATAGAAAGGGGTGAAATCTGTTTAGCAATAGAGAAACCTTTCTAATTACAACGTTAACCTTCGTTCCTTGTTAGACACCAATATTATCATAAGAATTTAAACTAACAAAAAAACTAAAGATATAAATAAAATCCTCCGAAGTTTTGGGGGATTTTTTGTTTTATAAAAGAGTTAAAGTAAACACCAACTATTTATTCAATATGACGCAAATTGAGATTACTGGAGTTTTTGGAGTTACATTACCGTATAATTTATATGTATGTGATGTCTATGGTAATCAATGTGTTTTGTTGGCAACTGTTAACGTTTCTGTACCACCCGCAATATCAATGTTACTACCTACACAATTTGATTCGGCACCATCTGTTGGTGTTAAAATTATTGATTTTTTGGGGTGTGAGAAGTTTGGAATAATTTATTGTGGTTTAATCACATCTCTTAGTGATTACCAAAATGGGGAATCTTTTATTTTTATGGATGCAAATATTTATACAGTTGAAACCCAATAAAAACCAAATTATAAAAATATTCATATTTATACATATAGACTAATAAGATGCCGAATTATCAAAGACTGACCAAAAGACCCCAATCACTGATAGTATCGCCAGATGACATTGCACACATTGTTATTACGGGAGATACATTACAAAATCCTGCAGGTTCGTCATACAAATCAAGTATACAACAAATTGTGTATGAGTTATTACTTGGTGGTTTATTGGTTATTAGTGGTCAAAATATTTTTTCAGGAATTAATGGTGCGTTAAGAATAAGTGAGACTAATATATGAACGAAACAATTGTAATATCTAGTACCAATTATGATGGTCAAATTGTTAATGTCGTATTTAAACCTGACAACAGTATGGATGCGATTAATTTAGGTGATGTATTATTACCTTTTTTATTTGAACCCGACTTATTAATACCCCCAAGAGAAATTTATGGGACTTACACTATTTTATCGGTTAATTCAGACTGTCCTAACTTCTTATCTGTTGCTAGACCAACACCGACACCAACACCAACGCCAACAAATACACCGACAAGTACACCGACGGTAACACCAACAAATACTCCAACCCCAACTTTAGACCCATGTAAGGTTCCGACTCCAACCCCAACAGTTACCCCCACGCCAACCAATACTCCAACCAATACCCCAACACCAAGTGCAACTTGTACAAATCCTTGTGGTTGTCCTAAACCAAGTAAAACTCCAAGACCAACCCCAACTTCAACTCCTACTCCAACATATAACCCTTGTGCAACATCTACACCAACACCAACACAAACACCAACAGTAACACCAACGCCTGTAACACCTACGCCAACAGTAACACCAACACCTGTAACACCTACACCAACAAAAACACCAACAAATACTCCTACCCCAACTAACACCCCAACGCCTACATCAACCACAACTAACACCCCAACACCTACATCAACCTTAACACCAACTCCTACGCCAACAGTACCCCCAATATTTGCTTATGTGGTCCCTGAACCTCAAGACAATGGTGGTTCATCAACATCGGCGTATAAATTAGGTAGTTATATGTATTACTTAAGTGATGGTGTTACTATAGATACTAATGTTGATTGGTATGGGTATAGTAGTGGTGGATGGGCTGACCCAACAAACCCTTACTATAGTTATATGATGGATAAGTATATTTCTTACTCAGGATTTACTTTAGGTTCTGATGGTAATTTTATGACACCAGTAACATCATTTAATGGATTGATTAAACAATCCCCTGGTGTAGATACAGACGGATATGGATGTTCAATTAACCAATACACATTTGAAACTATTACAATTAGTACTTTAAATATAAACCCTAACGAATATTATTTTTATTCTGTGTGGATACCTTTATCAGGTGTTGGGGGTGTTATGAACAATATGACAATAGGTGTTGGATATATGTCATACCCTTGCAGTTTTGACCTTTTATTAACTCCGGCAACAACAATTTCAACTACTGACATTACAGTAACTTCAGGGGCGGCAATTCCTGCGGGAGTTTACCGTGTATTATATTGTTCCGTATCGACTTTATTACCACCATCTACACCATCAACAAATAATTTTTATTTCAAAGGGGAGACTAAAACTTAATTTTCGAATAATTATAATAAAAAAGATTTATGCCGTTTCCATATAAAAATCCATTAAATGCTCAACTTTCAATAGGTCCTTATACTGTCGCTAGAAATTCAGTACAAGGCACAGATTACAGTGTGCTTGGTATTGGTGGATGGATGGAAGTTGCTAATCTTAGTGACCTTTCATTAACCTTTTCGGGAATTGGGTTACAAACTTTATCCGCAAACACAATACCAATCAATTTATATATTGGTAATGGGACACCATTTAACCCATCATACATTAATTTAAATTCGGATAATTTTTCATCAGGAAGAAGAAGAATTGGTATGATTGCTTATGTTAATGAAACAGGATTTGCATATCAATATCAGATTGATAATTATGAAACACTATGGAACGCAGCCACAGGTGCAACAGGTACGGTTACATTTAACCCTTATGACACCCAAGTTAAAAATAATAGTGTTGCAGGTCAAAATTTTATAAATGCGTGGACAGGTTCAACTATTGAAGGTGTATCAGGGACTACAAGAACAAATGCTAGATGGAGAATATTTCCTGAAGATTGTTGTTTAACAGGGGGAACTTATTTTTCTGCAACTAGTCAATTAGATTTATATAATAGTGATGGTACTACGGTAGTTGTTACAGGTATTACCGCATCAGGGGGTGGTTCAGGAACTTCAGGTTCAAGTGGGACATCCGGCTCAAGTGGTTCTTCAGGAACTAGCGGAACATCAGGTTCAAGTGGAAGTTCAGGGAATGACGGAAGTTCAGGAACTAGCGGAACAAGTGGTAGTAGTGGTTCTTCAGGAACTAGCGGAACATCTGGCTCAAGCGGAAGTTCAGGTTCAAGTGGAAGTTCAGGAAATAACGGTTCTTCAGGAACTAGCGGAACATCAGGGTCTAGTGGTATTAGTGGGGTGAACGGTTCTTCAGGAACTAGCGGAACATCAGGTTCAAGCGGTAGTAGTGGTTCTTCAGGTGATAGCGGTTCTTCAGGTTCAAGTGGAAGTTCAGGTTCAAGTGGTGATAGCGGTTCTTCAGGAACTAGTGGAACATCAGGTTCAAGCGGAAGTTCAGGTTCAAGCGGTTCTTCAGGAGATAGCGGTTCTTCAGGAACTAGCGGAACATCAGGCTCAAGCGGTTCTTCAGGAGATAGTGGTTCTTCAGGAACTAGCGGAACATCAGGTTCAAGCGGAAGTAGTGGTTCTTCAGGAACAAGTGGCTCAAGCGGAAGTTCAGGGAATGACGGTTCTTCAGGAACATCTGGCTCAAGCGGAAGTTCAGGTTCAAGTGGTTCAAGCGGAAGTTCAGGGAATGACGGTTCTTCAGGAACTAGCGGAACATCAGGCTCAAGTGGAAGTTCAGGTTCAAGCGGTTCTTCAGGAGATAGCGGTTCTTCAGGGACTAGCGGAACATCAGGCTCAAGCGGTTCTTCAGGAGATAGTGGTTCTTCAGGAACTAGCGGAAGTTCAGGTTCAAGTGGTGATAGTGGTTCTTCAGGAACAAGTGGCTCAAGCGGAAGTTCAGGGAATGACGGTTCTTCAGGAACATCAGGTTCAAGTGGAAGTTCAGGTTCAAGTGGCTCAAGCGGAAGTTCAGGGAATGACGGTTCTTCAGGAACTAGCGGAACATCAGGTTCTTCAGGAACTAGCGGAACATCTGGCTCAAGTGGAAGTTCAGGTTCAAGTGGAAGTTCAGGGAATGACGGTTCTTCAGGAACTAGTGGTTCAAGTGGAAGTTCAGGGAATGACGGTTCTTCAGGAACTAGCGGAACATCAGGGTCTAGTGGTGTTAGTGGTTCTTCAGGAACAAGTGGCTCAAGCGGAAGTTCAGGGAATGACGGTTCTTCAGGAACTAGCGGAACATCAGGGTCTAGTGGAAGTTCAGGTTCAAGTGGTGATAGTGGTTCTTCAGGAACATCTGGCTCAAGTGGAAGTTCAGGTTCAAGTGGTTCAAGCGGAAGTTCAGGGAATGACGGTTCTTCAGGAACTAGCGGAACATCAGGGTCTAGTGGTATTAGTGGGGTAAACGGTTCTTCAGGAACTAGCGGAACATCAGGTTCAAGCGGTTCTTCAGGAACTAGCGGAAGTTCAGGTTCAAGTGGTGATAGTGGTTCTTCAGGAACTAGCGGAAGTTCAGGTTCAAGTGGTTCTTCAGGAACAAGTGGCTCAAGTGGAAGTAGTGGTTCTTCAGGAACAAGTGGCTCAAGCGGAAGTTCAGGGAATGACGGTTCTTCAGGAACTAGCGGAACATCTGGTTCAAGTGGAAGTTCAGGTTCAAGTGGTGATAGTGGTTCTTCAGGAACTAGCGGAACAAGTGGAACAGATGGTTCTTCAGGAACTAGCGGAAGTTCAGGTTCAAGTGGTGATAGTGGTTCTTCAGGAACTAGCGGAACAAGTGGTTCTTCAGGAGATAGTGGTTCTTCAGGAACTAGCGGAACATCTGGTTCAAGTGGAAGTTCAGGTTCAAGTGGTGATAGCGGTTCTTCAGGAACAAGTGGAACAAGTGGAATAGATGGTTCTTCAGGAACTAGCGGAACAAGTGGTACAGATGGTTCTTCAGGAACTAGCGGAACAAGTGGGACAGATGGTTCTTCAGGAACTAGCGGAACAAGTGGTACAGATGGTTCTTCAGGAACTAGCGGAAGTTCAGGTTCAAGTGGTGATAGTGGTTCTTCAGGAACTAGTGGAAGTTCAGGTTCAAGTGGTGATAGTGGTTCTTCAGGAACTAGTGGAAGTTCAGGTTCAAGTGGTGATAGTGGTTCTTCAGGAACTAGCGGAACAAGTGGTTCAAGTGGTACAGATGGTTCTTCAGGAACAAGTGGTACAGATGGTTCTTCAGGAACTAACGGAACATCTGGCTCAAGTGGAACATCAGGTACAGATGGTTCTTCAGGAACTAGCGGAACAAGTGGTTCAAGTGGTACATCAGGCACAGATGGTTCTTCAGGAACTAGCGGAACAAGTGGCACAGATGGTTCTTCAGGAACTAGCGGAACAGATGGTTCTTCAGGAACAAGTGGAACAAGTGGAACAGATGGTTCTTCAGGAAC